GTTTTACCTAACTAAATAGTATATTTACACTTAAATACCCTAGTGAGAACCGTTTTAACAACAATTACATCGATCCCACTCTTTACCGTTTCTACATGTTTCACCTAAAACTTCTAAATCGCAGAATTCTCGGTGATAGAACTCTATTAACTCTGTTGTAGTGAACTTCTTCCTCCACTGAGTTGTCTGTTCGATCCAGTGGTACTCACCGGATTTTTTCTACATTTCCGTCATTCATCCATTCTAACATTTCTTTAGTTACTTCATACATAGTTATTATATTTAATTATTAGTTTATTATTAATTACACTTTTATTATATATTACATGTCGTTTTTGCTATACACACACTCTGTTTTGTGGTAAAATTTCGATCTTTTTAGCTAAAATACGGTGAATTTGGCTAAAGAACATAGGTATGCTATACACACAGTGTAGATTACTGTATTTTAGTTAAAAGCCGAAGCTATAAGCCTACTTTTTAGTAGACTTAGCTTCAGTTATAGTTGCCAGATGTCTGACAGTGCTTGGTAGGTTAGTACTTTGTGACCAGTACTTTCTTTTTATCCAGCAAGCTTGTAGTTGTAGCTTAGGTAACATTGCATTGAGTATTGTATCATGACAGTATGTTACAGTTTGCTTTTTGTTGTTAACAAAGGTGATCTGTTGGTTGCGACCGAGCCAAGATTCTCTGACTACAAAGTTTTTTCTGATGATCGGAGGCCAGATTTTAGCTTTATCTTCGTTTGACATTGTTTTTAGTGCTTTTTGCATAATTTCATTTGTGCTCATAATTTTTAATTTTAAGTTTATAATTTATTTTTAGTTTATATATTAATATTATATATTAATAGTCGTTTTAGTTATTTTATATAAATTAATTAAATTTAATATTTATTTTTATATTTATTTTAATTATAATAATTATATTTATTATTAACTACATTTATATTATATATATAGTGTCGTTTTTGCTATACACAATGCTATGCACATTTTGCGATCGAGTAAAAAAATGCTATACGCAGCCGGACCCCGGCTGGTTACCTCCGAGGTCAATTAGCTGAGGTCATCCCTCCTCACACCAAGGTCCGATGCGCTAGACTGAAGCCCAGAACAGATCTTGCTGCTCTGGAGTTAGTCCTTTTAAGTTATCCTGGCCGAACATATCCTGGCAGATCTGGGTTCTTCGTTCAGACTCAGCTATGCCTCGCATAACCTCATCCCATGCTTGTGAATTAGTTTGATACATATTAATTAATTTGTGTTAGTGAGTTAAGATATTCTACTGCGAGTGCTAGTTCGTAGTCATAGTTCATTGCTTGTGTGTACAGGTACTCTTCATTGTAATTTTTCATATTAGTTTCGGATTGCGAAAGCTGCAGCAGCTCCCAGATTAGACATTACTTTTTTAATTTTGATAATTGCATTTTTCATATTATAGTTTTTATTAGTTACATTATTATTATATATTATACGTCGTTTTTAAAATACTTAGCTAACTAAGTACTTTATATGATCTCTTATGAAGTTTATATCTTCTTCATGAAAATGATTGTGATACTCTCCATTTAATTTTGTTAGTACATCATACATTTTTTCTTCTTTTGAGTAATTGATTGTGAATTCAAACATAATTTTTAATTTTTAATTTTTAATTTAATTTATAATTTATTTTAATTATTATTAATAATATTATTATTATTATTAACTTCATATTTATTATATATACAGTGCCGTTTTTGCTATACATGCTATACGCACGTAATAAAAAAATGCTATACGCGATTTCTCGCGCAAGCTTTTAATAATTATTCCACCATTTTATTAAATTAGCATTTAAATTTTTATTTAAATTTATTATATAATTATTTATATAATTTTTATTTTCTTCACTAAAGCTATGAAATAATTTATTATTTAAATATATATATATGTGATAGCATTTATTAATTTCGTCAAATATTATTTTATTAGTAAAATCCATAATTTATTATTTTTATTTATTATTAATTTATTTATTATTATTTTTATTTATTATTATTTTATATTTATTATTTTATATTTTAAATAATTATTATTAAATATTTTATCAACTTCTTTTAAATCTTTTTTATTAATTAATATTAATTTATTATTAATTTGAATCGGATGCTTTAATATATTTTTATTTATTATAATATTTAATATATTTTTAGGCTGACTAGTTTTTAATTTTAATATTTGCATAATTTTTAATTTTAAATTTAATTTATTAATTTATTTTTTTATTTATTTTTATAATTAATTTAATATTTATTTTTATATTTATTTAATTATTTTCTTTATAATAATTATATATAGAGTGTCGTTATTGCTATACACGCTAGCGCTGCAGCTAGCTGCTTATAAAATATTAAACGAAAAAGCCTGTTGCTTGCTGCAAAACTCAAAGCAAAAGGCTAAAGCTAAAAGCTAAAAGCTGAAATCAAAGGGGGACTGGGTAAAATGAATTGCGTTTCCCGTAGGAAAAAGTTTTTATAAATAAGCATGTAGCCCTATACCTCTTATTATGCAATAACAATTTTTACCTGTAGCTTTTGGAAAAAACGTGTAATTATATATAACCATATAATAGAATGTAACGGATGGCTTCAAAACAAAAATTATCGCCTGCGGCTAGAAAAGCAAAAGCGAAGAGAGACCTGGCTTATGCTAAGACGGCTGATAGACGTAAGAAGAAGGCGCATGCACAGAGAGAAAGACGCAGAGCTAAACGCAGAGGTAAAAATGTCGATGGGTTAGATTGGGATCATAAAGATGGCCGATGGGAAAAGATTTCTCGCAATAGAGCTAATGATGGAGAGGGAACAAAAAAAGAAGGTAAAAAGAAATATAAGGTACCGAAGCGCAAGCGCCGGGTTAAAAAGAAAAAGAAATGAGTAGAATTACTACATATCCTATAATATCCACGGTAGCTCAAGATGACCTGCTAGTTATATCCGATGTTAGTTCTTCTACGTTTCCGACTAAGAGTGTTACGGTACAACAATTGGTGGGTGGAAGTACCGCCCCCTTAGCGCTGACTGTGAATGGAACATCGGGAGCAGCTACTTTAATAAACAATGTTTTAAACATACCTCAGTATATTGGGGGTGTAAGTAGAATAATAGCGGGTACTAATGTAACCATATCGCCATCTGGTGGCACTGGAGCGGTAACAATTAATGCCAGCGGCGGTGGTGGTGGCGGTATAAGTACTGTTAGCGCTACTGGAAAAACTGGGCCATCTTCCATTACAGGAACTAATCTTAACGTACCGGACTATAATAGGGACCAATTGGCTTTTTCTTTTAGTATAACTACCTCGAGTAATCCAATTATTAGGGTTGGTAGAAATACATTTACTCCCACAGCCGGCTCGGGAGATGTTAATTGGAGTATTGCAGCAGACGGTGGGACCGTGGGAAGCTTTACAATTACCGCATCGGCACAAGTGTTTAGTAATACCAGTAGCGGTAATTACTTAACGCATTTTACTATAATGGACCCCAACCTAACAACTCCTTCATCGGGTACGGGGACTCTACCTAGAATAGCTATAGCAAAAGTAACCAGCACAACTACTTTTAATTTAAGTTTCTTTCAGGGGCAGTCCGGTAATGTGCTTGGGCAAAGAATTGCTCCGGCTACTGGGGATCTTCCCGTTACGGTAATGGTATCTAGGTATCTTTTAGGATTTTAAATAAAAAATAAAAAAATAAAAAAAATAAACAATGGGACAATACGCAAATCAACCAGATTTTGGAACAATAGCGGTAGCAGTAACTGCTAGCAACACAATAAATAACACTACTAACTTAGATAGCTCATGCTTATTTATAGGAACAGGTGGTGATGTAAAAGTAATACTATCAGGAGTAAACGGTGCTGGTGGCACAGGGCGACCTACGGCAGCGCAAGCTGTGGTTTTTAAAGGTTTACCAGCAGGATCTTTTTTACCAGTTATAGTAGATTATGTACTAGCTACTGGAACAACTGCTGCTGATTTAATAGCTGTTAAGTAATGGGTGGTCAATCTATAGGTAACGGTATATGGTGGCCTTCTAATTATGGAGGCGGCGGTGGTGGTGGTCCGTTTATTATAGCGGAAAATGGTGACTTCATATTATCTGAAGCAGGAGATAACTTAACCCCAGAAAATTAAAAACATAAAATAATAAACAATGGCAAATATAAAATTTTCAGAATTTACTGAGGCAGCTGCAATAGGAGACATAGCTTTTGTTGTAGGATATGATGGATCAACCAATAAAAGAATACTAGCTACCGATCTATTGGGGAATTATCTTCCTTTAGCTGGTGGTACAATGACTGGTAATACTCTCCACGGAGATAACGTAAAAAGTATTTATGGAGCTGGTGGAGATCTTGAAATTTATCACACTGGAACCCACAGTATTATAAAAGACGCTGGTACTGGTAATTTACAACTTAATGCTGGTAGTTTTGTATTAAACAATTCAGGTGATACTCAAAATATGATTATTGCAATTGATGGGGGTGCTACTACGCTTTTTTGTGCAGGCGTTAATAGATTAGCAACTACATCCACGGGTATTACTGTTGCTGGTAATGGTATATTTTCAGGTAACGTTGGTATAGGAACTACGAGTCCTAATGAAAAATTACAAGTTGCAGGAAACATTCACGCATACGCACCTGGTGGTGTTAATGCTGAATTAGCAGCAAGTACTGCAGCAGGTTCAACTACTATAGCAATTAGGTCTTCAGGTGTAACTCATTTTAATGGGGGTAACGTAGGGATAGGTACTACTGCTCCTGGTGCTAAATTGCAAATTGGTTCTGCAACACATGCACCAAGTGGTAATTTAGCTAACAATCTTTTACAGATTAAATCGGCTTCAGGTTTCGCATATTTAACTATTGGTAACGGAGACTCTGCAAACGCTACGTCTTATATCGGTGGCGCTTCTGGTCTTACGGTAGTCGGTTCGGTAACAGATGCTGGGGCTTTATCAGAATATATGCGTATAACCAATACAGGTAATGTAGGAATAGGAACTTCTAGTCCTAGCGATAAATTATCTGTTGTTTCAACAGTTGGTATAGTAGGTGATGGTACAAATCAAGGTTTATTAAAACTTTATTGTGAAGCAGGAACTCCCCACTACGTAGGGCTAAAAGGACCTAATCATTCTGGGGGTAGTAGTTATACATTACAACTACCAAACACATTACCTAACGTAGCTAATCAAATACTTGAGTCAAATGCAACGGGAACCTTATCTTGGATTGCTACACCAAGTGGTGGCGGGGGCGCATCAAGTTTAAATGGTTTAAGTGATGTCGCACTAACAGCTTTTACTTCTGCATTAATAAATATACCAGCAGGAGGCATAGGTAGCTATAGTTTCACTATGGGGGCTGGGGCTGGTAATTCAATGACCACTGGCGCTCAAAGTAACACATTTATTGGTTACAACGCCGGAAACTCTAATAATGGGGACAATCATGTTATGATAGGAGCTCATGCAGGGGAAAGAAATGCTGCGACTGTGTCATTTGGTAATGTTATGATAGGTAGATATGCCGGTAGAGGAGCGGTTGGAAGCGATGCACATTCTACTATAGCTATAGGCGAATCCGCTTTAGAAGCTGTAACGGGGGGCGACAGAAATATAGCAGTAGGGTTTCATGCTTTAAGAAGATTAACAACAGCTGGCTCAACTATTGCTATAGGACCAGAAGCTGGGGAATTTATTATTGATAAATCTGATTCAGTTATTATTGGCTATCAGGCCATGGAAAATGCTAATTCTGGGCAATGTGTAGTCATAGGTAGTCAGGCGAATGACACAGCTGTAACAAATTTCGGCACGGGAGCTATTCATATAGGTTATCAAGCAGGTAGATCTTCTACAGGAAACCGAAAAATTAATATTGGTTGGACCGCAGGAACCGCTCAAACCACAGGAGGTGGTGTAAATATTGGTGAAAGAGCAGGTGCTAGTAATACGAGTTCACAAGGTAGAGTATGTGTTGGGGGCTATTCAGCTCAGTACAACACGGGGAGTTCTAATACTTTTATAGGAGAATATTCTGGGCAAGGTATATCTGGATCGTCTAACGGCGGTTACAACACCACTTTAGGTTACAAATCAATGGAGGACCTTACAAGCGCTCAGTATAACACTGCAGTAGGTATTAATGCTGGTGGAGGAATTTCAACTGGATCGTTTAATACAATTTTAGGTGGGTATTCGGGTAATCCAGCGGGCAAACTTACTACAGGTAGCTATAATGTGCTTTTAGGTGTAAACGCTCAAGGATCTACTGCTACTGTAAATAATGAAGTTAGTATTTTTAATAATAGTGTATTCGCTAGGTTCCAGGGTAGTGCAGTTGCTTGGTCATTTGTTTCTGACAAAAGAGATAAAAAAGATATAAAAGATTTAGAGCTAGGCCTTGATTTCGTTGACAAATTAAAACCAAGAAAGTTTAAATGGAATTTAAGATCTTCTGATAAAGATGATGGCGCAGAAGCATCAGGGTTTATAGCGCAGGAAATAAAAGAAACTCTTGATGAAAGCGGAATTGACTATACAGGAATAGTTAACACGGATGACCCTAACCAATACACGGTAGCTCAAGCTAACATTATACCAATGCTAGTTAAAGCTATCCAAGAATTAAAAGCAGAAATAGAAATATTAAAATCTTAAAAATATGAGACGTAACACAGTAACAGCAGAAAAAGGATATGACGAAAATGATATATTAAATATACAAAGCCAATTACCATCCCAACTACAGGATATTTCAGTGGCTGATATAGAGAGCGAAGTATACCAAAATATACAAGGTCACTTTTTATTCGTTTTAGCAGAAGATTTTTACAAAGATGAATTAACAGCTGAGCAAATAACTGAAATGGAAAGTTATCTACCTGAAAATTATCAAGAAATTTTTTATACTAATTAATAATAGAAACATTAAAAACTTAAAATTATGATTACTTACGAATGGAATTGCAAAACAGTTGACTGCTATGTTGAAACAGAGGGAGAATCTGATGTAGTGTATAATGTGCATTGGATTGTTACTGGAGTTTCAGATACATTAAACCCACAAGGGGATCCTTACACGTCAACTAGCATTGGAACACAAGAATTAAAAATTGATGATATTACAAACTTTATACCTTTTGATCAACTTACAAACGATGAGGTAGCAGCGTGGACTAAAAGCACAATGGGAGATGAACAAGTAACATATATTGAAGCAGGTATCGCGTCAGCTATTGAGTTACTTATAAACCCAGTTTCTGTTACTTTACAAGTTGGAGGCTGATAATCTGTAGCTTTATAAAATTACGTGTGATTATATAATAAAATCTAATTAAATGAATCAAATAGTAAAACAATTTAGCTTTGGCGACAAAGGTAGAGAAAAAGTGTTTAAAGGTATCGAAACACTTACGGAAGCCGTAGCCTCAACATTAGGAGGTGGCGGTGAATGCGTAATTTTTGAGGATGCCCAGGGAATACCTGTAATAACTAAAGACGGCGTAACAGTTGCCGAATTATCTGTACTATTAGATCCTGTAGAAAATATGGGAGCATCACTAGTTAAACAAGCAGCTAGAAGAACAGTAGCGGAAGCCGGAGACGGAACAACAACTTCTACCGTATTGGCTTATGCAATACTAAAGGAGTTTGCTAAATCGCCTATGAAATTTACTAGCAGACAAAAAAGAGATGCAATAAATAATATTATAGATAAAACTTTAACTCACTTAGAAAAGCAGGCTAAACCAGTTAATGGTGATATGATCGACGAAGTGGCTACTATATCTACTAACAATGATGCTGAACTGGGTAAACTAATTGCCGATGCATACAGAGCAGTGGATTTAACGGGCGTTGTTATGATGGAAACATCACAAGACGGGAATACGAGTATAGAGGTAGTTGAGGGGGTGCAGTATGAAAAAGGTTTTACTAATAATCATTTCGTAACTAATCACGCAAGCAATACAGTAGAGCTGAATAATCCAAAAATATTATTAGTTGATTCGATGGTAGACACGATTAGACAAATACAAACTATATTAGAACATGTTATAAAAAATAACCTGGCACTACTTATAGTTGGAGACGTTGATCCTAAAGTTGCCGCAGCCCTTGCAATGAATAAAAACAAAGGTTCTATAAAAGTTAATATAGTTCCAGCACCTACACACGGTGTTAATAGAAAAGAAATATTTGATGATTTAGCTTTATTAACAGGAGCAACTGTAGTAAGCGAAAATTTAGGTGATGATTTAGATTTAATTGATTTAGATTGTTTAGGCACTTGTATTAAGGCGGTATCAACGTTTAAAGATACAGTTTTTCAAGTAGCCGAAGAACAATCAGAAGATATTAAACTAATTATTGAAAGTATAAAAGAACAATTGCTTATAGAAAGCAATCCCAACAAAATAGTTAAACTTGAAAAAAGATTAGCTATGCTAGCTGCAAAACTTGCAATAGTAAAAGTTGGAGGTAATTCTGAGGTTGAATTAAATGAAAAGAAAGATAGAGTTGAAGATGCAATATGCGCAACTAAAGCTGCTATAAAAGAAGGTGTGGTTGCCGGTGGCGGAGTTGCACTAATTAATGCAATCAGAAGTATAAAACCAAAGTCATCTAGTGAAGAACTAGTTATTGAAGCTTTGTATTATCCTTGCAAAACGATTATGAAAAATGCAGGATTAGAATATGAGCATATAAATAAAAAAGATTTTGGCGTTAATGTTGAAACTGGAAAAACAGTAAATATGTTTAAAGCAGGTATTATAGATCCTGTACTAGTTACAAAGTCAGCATTAAAAAATGCTGCCTCAGTTGCTTCGACTATATTGTCTACCAACTGTGTTATGTCTAACGTAAGAGGATAATATGAATGCAATAGGTAGAAACATAATAATAAAAAAATTAAAAGAAGGTGTTACTAAAACCAAAGGCGGATTGCTTTTAGCTGAAAATCACCGAGAAGATATAAGATATGTAGAAGCTACGGTAGTGTCTACAGGATCTGAATGTGACGGAATAAATAAAGATGATGTAATATATTACGATCGTCATGCAGGTCACAAAATTGAACTTGATAAAGAAACATATCACGTTATTAAAGCACAAGATGTAGTATTTGTTTTATGAGAGAGTTAACTGGCCAGGAGTTAAAAGAAATAGGTCTGTTAAAACACTATCGAGTAATACGAAGATGGGCTTGCAAAAAAACCGGATTAACTGATGCTGATTTAGAATTATTAATATACTTTGATTGTTTAGGCAACTTTACAAGAAAAGATTTTGAAGACGGTATTTTAATTTATTCTTGGGACAATAGAAGGTGGAATAGGTTATTAAAAGAAGGGTGGATAGTTAAATGGAGAGGTTATAATGGAGCAGATAAGAGCTATAGTATATATCAGGTTAGTTTACAAACAAAAAATATAATACAACAGATTTATAGAATAATGCTTGGGACCGAAGATATACCAACTTCTACAAGAAGAAACCCAGCAATGAAACGAATTTCTTACAGTGATAAAACTTTAGCCACTGCTATAGGAAAGATTAATAAAGATAAAACAAGATAATTATGGCAGGAATAATGGCAGCAATGAAAAGCTTTGATGAATTGGGGTCTATGTTTTCAAACAACCCAGCTCTTAAAGCAATACAGCAGGCTCAACAAAAGAAACAAGCTCAGCAACAAGCAGTAAGTCAAGTAGCCGGAGTAGCCGGAGTAGCCGGAGTAGCTGGAGCAGCGCCTGCACCAGCAGCACCAGCAGCACCTATGGCAGACACTGACGGACTAGAAGCTAGGATAGCAGCTTTAGAAACAGCTGGATCTAATACGCCTTCAGCTCCTTCATCTATGGCTCCACAAGCTGTAGCTACGGGAGAAGCAATTTTTGGAACTCAAGAGCAAAGAAATAGTTCAATAAATCCTTTTAATAGTGCATTAATTTAAAAAAATATGGAATATACAAAAAAACCAATAGCTAACGCAACAAGCGGAGCTTCAGGAGAAATAGGAGAAAGTGCTTTATGGGATGGTCCCTTAAGTCAAATGGGAAGACCTCATGGTAAAGGTTCTTCTTCAGGAATACGAGGTATGGAATTATTAAAATATCCATCAAGTTATGAGTCAAAACCAATTACAGAGTGTGCTAAGAAAGGACGCTACAATGAGTCTTACTAAAAATTTTAGTAAATCTGAATTTGATTGTAGTTGTGGATGTAATATGCCAGAAGAAGTTTTGATGGAAATTCAAAAACTAGCTGGGCAATTACAGCACATTAGGGATTTCATAAGAAAACCTATCAAACTAACAAACGCATACAGATGTCCAAAACATAACAAAAAGGTTGGAGGAGTTTCAAATTCTCAACATATTTTAGGCAAAGCAGCAGATATTCAAGTAAATGGCTTAGACCCGCTGGAAGTTTACAAAACTATAGATAATTTAGCTGAGCACGGACACATATTGCAAGGAGGTCTTGGCAAATATAATACCTTCACACACTACGATATAAGAAAGACTAGAGCCCGGTGGGATAAAACATTAAAATAATGGCTACAAAAAAATTTAAAGTACATAATATGTACAAAGGTAAAGTTACAAAAATAGCTAAAACTATGGCTCAGCATAATGCTTTAAAAAAGCAGGGTTATACTCATACTAAACCTAAAAAGAAAAAGTAATGGCAGTCAAGAAAAAAGCAGCACCTAAGAAAAGAGGTAAGGCACCTTCGCGTAAAAAATCTAAAGGAAACTACGCAAAAGTAAAAAAGGGAAAAGGCACAGGTAAGAAGGCTGGAGGAGGAATGACGGCTAAGGGAGTTGCTAAGTATCGTAAAGATAACCCCGGCAGTAAATTAAAAACAGCCGTAACTACGCCCCCTTCAAAACTTAAAAAAGGAAGTAAAGCTGCTAAAAGACGTAAATCATTTTGTGCAAGATCTAAAGGCTGGAAATCAGAAAGAGGATTAGCTGCGCGAAGAAAATGGAACTGTTAGTATGAAAAATAAAAAAAATTGCGGGTGCCTTAGTAAATATATGAAGCCTTCTATGAAAGGTACAAAAGGATCAAAAGGTAGAAACGGCTGGGATGCAAAGCCAGTATTTAGAATAACTAATCCAGGTAGAAGATGAAAAAGAAAACAAACAAAGATGCTTGTTATTGGAAAATAAAAAAAAGTTATAAAGTATTCCCTTCTGCGTATGCTAGTGGGGCAATTGCAAAGTGTCGTAAGAAAAGAGGCAAAAAGTAATGGCTGTTCGTAAAACAAAAAAAGGAGCTGCATTAAAAAGATGGTTTAAAGAAAAGTGGACAGACGAAAAAGGTAATGTTTGCGGATCTACAAAAAACAAAAAAACTAAAAAGTGCAGACCCTCTAAAAGAGTAAGTTCAAAAACCCCAAAAACCTGGAAGGAAATGTCTCCGGCTGAAAAGAAAAAAGCGGTGGCAGAAAAGAAAAGAACAGGCATGGGCAAAAGAACTTCTTCTTTAAAAAGAAAAAAGAAATGAGTAAGAATCCGAATGCTAAAAAAAACGGCGGTGAAGGAACGGCTGTAGGAAAAGCCTTAAGATTCTTAGCTGCTCAAGGAAAAAAGTTTGCACCAGAACTGCTAGATATGGCGGGATCATTAACTGGTGTTGAAGCATTAAGCAAATTAGGGGATGCAATTAAAGGTGACCCTGAATTATCTGAACTAGATAAAAGAATATTACTCGCTGAGCTGGAAACAGATGCGGTAAGAGAACAAGAAATAACTAAACGTTGGGAAGCAGATTTGCATTCAGATAGTTGGTTATCAAAAAACGTACGTCCATTAACATTGTCATTTTTATTAGTATGCATGTTTCTGTTCGTTATATTAGATAGTACATCATCAATACCATTTAACATAGGCCCAGAATGGATCGATCTTCTTAAAGCACTTATGATAACCGCTGTTGGTGGTTATTTTGTTGTGAGATCAGGAGAAAAAATAACAAACAAATTAAAAAAATAATTATGGGATATAAAAGCGCTAAGAAAAAAGTTACGGCTAAAACAAAAGCTATAACTAAAACTAGAAAAAATCAAACGTATACTCCAAAAAAATAAACAGATAGGACTGTATAAACCTAGCCTAACATAAACATAAACATAAACAAAAACAAAAACAAAATGGCAAAATTCATTAAATTTAACGTAAAAAATTCAGCAGCTGTACAGCCACTAGGGCCAACCGAAGGTATCTTAGTAAATGTTGAAGACATCACAAAAGTAACTGCAACTGGAGCAACAGGAGCAAATGCTAAAACTTTAGTAATAGGTTTAACTGGAAGAAATTCTGAAGCTGGTTACAAAACTTTAACTTTAGCCGTATCTACTAGCATTTCAGCTGCAGTTAACCCAACATTAACATCAGGTAATGCTAATCCATTAGTATCTGCGGTAAGATCCGCAATGACTGCTAATCCAGGAGGAGTAGTTGCTACAGTTAATGTAGGAGTTGATAACGCTGCTGCACCTGCTCAAATGTATTTTAGAACTGCAACATTCGCATAATAAAATAAATATAGTCTTGCGGGATTAACGTTTCGCAAGGCTTTTATTAATTAAAAAAAAAATAATTATGCCAGATCCAACAGACCCAGTAAAAAAGACTACAAGAGGAAAAACAGTAACCACGACTGCAACCAGAGAAGGAACAAACGAAAGAGGAATAAAAGGTACTTATACAGATACTACAAATACAACTCCCGTTACTATAGATACAACAAGCAGTAACGGTGGTAGTGACGATTTTAAAGCAGCTTTTGCATCCGCTTCAGCAGATGGTAAAGACACATTTACTTTTAAAAACAAGTCGTATAATACTAAAAAGGGCGACAGCAGTACGAGTAATGAAATTTCTACAACTTCTACGTTTAAACCACACATGCTAAAGCCTTTACCTGCATTAAATGCATCAGGCATTAATTTCAAAAAGCAATCGTATGAAATGGGTAAAACTCAAACGATCCAACGTCCTAATGAAGGTATGGGAGCATATTCAGTTTCTAGAGGTGATAGTAGAGATGCTAGTATCGGAAAGCTTAAAACTCAAAATACAATGGTGCTTAATAAAAAGCAAGGAACGAGTTTAACAAATGCGGGTGATAAAATTAATAAAGAATTAGAAAGTAGATTTGGGGAAAAACGAATAAGAGCAAAGTTTGAAGGCAGGTCAGAAGATTTTATTAATAAGCAAGTAAAAAAGGGACAAGAGCGTATAGCAAATAACACAGTAACAGTACAAAGAGGGTAATAACAATTATTAACAACTAAAAAAACAATTATGGCTTACATGCAACCGTCTGAACATCCAGACAAAAACAAACCAAAAAAAACAAAAACACCTCTAACTAAACCAACCCTTATGGGAGAAGTAAAAAAAGGGTATGCCAAGGGAAGTAAAGGCTCTATGGTGGGCAAATACAGCAGGGGAGGCCAAAACACGGATTTATTAGGTGGAGTAAGAGGAGCAATTAGCGCGGGATATGATTATCTTACAAAAGACTAAACAATCAATTATTAACAATTAACAATTAAATTAAATCAACATGAGTAAAGTAAAAAAAATGAAATCAGAAAACTTATCAATTAGTAAAGAACAATTAGAAAAAGTACAAACGCTGCAAGCAGACTTACAAAAGTTTTGTGCGCACATTGGAGGATTAGAAGTTCAAAAAGCAAAAGCTATTTATCAAATAAATATGCTTGAAAAGGAAATGGAGGACTTTAAAAAATCTATTGAAGATGAGTACGGACCTATTAACATTAATTTAACTGATGGTACTTATGAAGTAATACCTACGGATAAAGAAAAGTAGGATCATGGGTAATATTATAAGAAAGATAAGTATAGGTGCTGACTACAAGAACGAAGCAATGCATTACTCTGTTAAGCAGACAGTTTACGGTGGGCACGAAATTTCTCATATAATATTTGAAGAGTCTGATAATTCTTATAATATATTTATAAAAAAAGAAGACGAGGTAATGCCATGGAAGAAGTTTAATTCTAACATGGCAATATCCGTTGAGTATGACTTGGAGTACTAATGAGAAGTATATACGATTTTATCATAAAGCCGGTAGGCCAAAGATATGATAATACGGTAAAGGTTGGGGAAGTGAACCTTGTGACCAACACTTCTATAGAAAGTTTTAAGCACGTTAATAATATAGCGGAAGTTGTAGAAACCCCAGCGGCATTTGCAACACCCATAAAAAAAGGTGATCTAATTGTGGTGCATCATAACGTGTTTAGAGTTTTTTATGATATGAAAGGACTTAAAAAAAATAGTAGATCGTTTCTTAAGGACGGGCTTTTTATGTGTGCAATAGATCAAATATATTTGTACAAGAATAAAAAGAACTGGAAATCATTTGGCGATAGATGCTTTGTTGCTCCGGTCAAAAACAAAGACCCTTTTAGCAGCGAAAAAACAGCTAGCCTTATTGGTATACTAAAAATAGGTAATAAGTCCTTAGAACGCGCTGGAATCAATCCAGGAGACATAATTGGATTTACGCCAAATAGCGAATGGGAATTTGTTATAGATAATCAAGTTATGTATTGTATGAAATCAAATGATATTGTTATAAAGTATGAGCTCGATAGAAACGAAGAAGAATATAATAGCGGCTGGGCGCGAAGCAATTAAAGAATTAGTAAAGGTAGCAAAAGAAAAGATCGTTGACTCAGAAGAAGATATATCTGCTGACAGACTTAAAAATGCTGCCGCTACTAAAAAGCTTTGCATATTTGACGCTTTTGAAATATTAAATAAAATTCAAGAAGAAGAGCAAATGATTGCGGATTCTAATGATAAAGAAAGTAAGCCTAAATTTAAAGGGTTTGCAGAGGGGAGATCTAAGTAATGGCTTACGAACAAACATTATATAAAATTACAAAAGATTATATAAAACCTTCTGTAATTAGTAAAAAAAATCGCTATGCCAAATGGGAATACGGTTATAACAAAGAACACGATGTTGTTGTAATTAGTAAAACCGGAAAGATAGGCGATATATACGAAATTGGTAATGTAATGATTGCATTACCCAAAACAGAAAATGCAAAAGACCTAGGAGAAAATAAGTGGAAAGCCACTGAGTATCCTAAGTTGTTAAAAAAAATTAAAAGTGTCCAGGATTGGAATGCTTATCCAAATAGTTTTAAAGAGCAATGGCATCCATATATAGATGAAGAATTTGAAAGACGTGAAAAAGGGTTTTGGTTTATTAATAAAGGTAAGCCTACTTACATTACTGGCACTCACTACATGTACCTGCAGTGGTCCAAAATTGATGTCGGATTACCGGACTTTAGGGAATCAAATAGATTATTCTATATATTCTGGGAAGCCTGCAAAGCGGATTCAAGATCGTACGGTATTTGTTACCTTAAAAATCGACGCTCTGGATTTTCATTCATGTCGTCGGGAGAAACAGTTAATTCAGCTACGATATCTTCAGACTCTAGATTCGGCATACTATCCAAATCAGGGGCTGATGCTAAAAAAATGTTTACGGATAAAGTTGTACCAATCTCGGTAAACTATCCGTTTTTCTTTAAGCCAATACAAGACGGGATGGACCGTCCGAAAACAGAGTTAGCTTACAGAGTGCCTGCTTCTAAATTTACAAGACGTAAGCTAGAAGATAACCAAATGGCTACTGAGCTTGACGGGCTAGACACAACTATTGATTGGAAAAATACAGGTGATAATAGTTATGATGGTGAAAAATTAAAGTTACTTGTTCATGATGAATCAGGAAAATGGGAAAGACCTACAAATATACTTAACAATTGGCGAGTAACTAAAACTTGTTTAAGATTAGGTAGTAGAATTATTGGCAAATGTATGATGGGATCAACATCAAACGCCTTAGACAAGGGAGGTAAAAACTTTAAAAAATTGTACGATGGTTCAGATACCTTGTTAAGAAATAAAAATGGACAGACTAAAACAGGTTTATATAAACTGTTTATTCCTATGGAATGGAATTATGAGGGTTTTATTGATCAGTACGGTTATCCTGTGTTTGATACTCCAAAAAAAGAAACGTTAGATCCACAAGGAAATTTAATTACAGAGGGTGTAATACAACACTGGGAAAATGAGGTTGATGGATTAAAAGATGATGCCGATGCCTTAAACGAATATTACCGGCAGTTTCCAAGAACAGAGCAACATGCTTTTAGAGATGAAGCTAAACAATCTATTTTTAATTTAACAAAAATTTATCAACAAATAGATTATAACGAAGAACTAAAAAATTCTGCTATGGTTACTCAAGGTAACTTTCAGTGGGAAAACGGAATTAAAGACACTAAAGTAATGTTCTATCCAAACAAAAATGGTAGATTTTTTATTACTTGGGTGCCAGATCAAGAACAACAAAATAACTTAATAATAAAAAATGGTATTAAATATCCTGGCAATGAGCATTTGGGAGCTTTTGGATGTGATAGCTATGACATTAGTGGTGTTGTTGGTGGTGGGGGATCTAACGGATCGCTTCATGGATTAACAAAATTTTCTATAGAAAACGTACCGCCTAATCATTTTTTTCTTGAATATATTGCAAGACCTTCAACAGCGGAAATGTTTTTTGAAGATGTGCTTATGGCTTTAGTATTTTATGGAATGCCTTTATTAGCAGAAAATAATAAACCTCGATTGCTTTATTATTTAAAGCGCAGAGGATATAGGGGCTTTAGTATTAATAGACCCGATAAAACATACAACAAATTATCATTAGCAGAAAGAGAAGTAGGTGGTATACCTAATTCAAGTGAAGATATAAAACAAGCGCATGCTTCTGCTATAGAAACATATATAGAAGATTTTGTAGGAGAAAAAAAAGATGGTTACGGCGATATGTATTTGCAGAGGACTTTAGAGGATTGGGCTAAGTTTGATATAAATAATAGAACCAAGCATGATGCTTCTATAAGTTCGGGGCTAGCTTTAATGGCTTGTAATAAGCATAGGTATAATCCTAAAAGTATAACTAAAATTAAATCGTATTCTTTAGGTTTTAAAAAATATAACAACGAGGGAACTACTTCAAAAATAATATAATAAATGAATATAAGTACAAATACTAATAGCTCATTTCCAGATCAAGTTGTAAGTGACGCTGAGAAAGCTACGTTAAAATACGGACTTCAAGTTAGTAGAGCTATTGAACAAGAATGGTTTAATTATGGAGGGAGTGGATCAAATCGTTATGCTACAAATTGGAATAGTTTTCATAACCTACGTTTATATGCGAGAGGAGAGCAAAGCGTTCAAAAATACAAAGACGAATTAGCTATTAATGGCGATTTGTCTTATCTTAATTTAGATTGGAAACCAGTGCCTATATTGTCTAAATTTTCTAATATAGTTGCTAATGGCATAACTCAAAAACAGTATGATTTAACTTCGTATGCTCAAGATCCACAGTCACTAAAAAAACGAACAGATTTTGCACAAAATTTGCTTTTTGATATGGTAACATTGCCTGAGCAAGAGCGCGCAAACAAAATATTAAGTGTAAATATAAAAAGAACTAATGTTCCGGTTATAGACTTACCTGAATCTATTGAGGAGCGAGATCTTTACATGCAGCTTACTTATAAGCAAGCCATAGAAATAGCTGAAGAGGAAGCAATTAATACTGTTTTAGCTACAAATGAATTTGATTTAACTAAGTCAAGAGTAAATCAAGATTTAGTTAATATAGGAATAGGTATTACAAAAACTTCTTTTAATCCCGCAGAGGGTGTCGTGGTTGACTACGTTGATCCGGCTTATTGTGTTTGGTCTTATACGGAAGACCCGCATTTTAATGATATATACTATGTAGGAGAAGTCAAATCTATAACTATTCCTGAACTTAAAAAAGAATTTCCAAATATTCTTAACGAAGAATTAGAGCATATACAGAAAATGCCAGGTAGCCGAAGTTTTATTAGAGGCCTTCAAAACTACGACTCTAATACTGTTCAGGTGTTATATTTTGAATATAAAACTTATACTGACCAAGTATTTAAAATAAAAAGAACAGATTCAGGTTTAGAAAAAGCTATTGAAAAAACCGATGAGTTTAATCCTCCTCCAAATGATAACTTTGAAAGAGTATCAAGGTCTATAGAAGTTTTGTACGAAGGGGCAAAAATCATAGGAACCGATATAATGCTTAAGTGGGAGATGTCAGAAAACATGACAAGACCTTTAGCTGATACAACTAGAGTTGAAATGAGTTATTCTTTGTGTGCTCCTAGAATGTATAAAGGAAAAATACAATCATTAATAAGTAAATGTATAGGTTTTGCGGATGTTATACAGCTAACTCACTTAAAAATACAACAAGTCTTATCTAGAATGGTTCCCGATGGTATATTTTTAGACATGGACGGATTAGCTGAGGTAGACCTAGGAAATGGAACAAACTACAATCCAGCAGAGGCATTAAACATGTATTTTCAAACCGGTTCGGTTGTAGGTAGATCCCTTACTCAAGATGGGGACATGAACAGGGGTAAAGTCCCTATACAAGAGTTAAGTTCTTCTAATGGTATGAGTAAAATACAATCTCTTATTACAGCGTATAATTATAATATGCAAATGATTAGAGACGTTACAGGATTAAATGAAGCCAGAGATGGATCTCTGCCTTCCGCAGATGCATTAGTTGGTTTGCAAAAAATGGCAGCTAACGCTTCTAACGTAGCTACTAGACATATTCAAGAGGCTAGTTTATTTTTAGCTTTAAGTACTTGCGAAAACATTTCTTTAAAAATAGCTGATGTATTAAATTTTCCTCTTACTAGAAATTCTTTAATGAATAGTATATCTACTTTTAATGTAGAAACATTAAATGAAATACAAAATTTAAACCTTCATGATTTTGGCATATACTTAGCAATGGAGCCTGATGATGAAGAAAAAGCCGAATTAGCTGCTAATATAAATGCTTCTTTACAACAAGGGAGTATTGATATAGAAGACGCTATTGATATACGGGAAATAAAAAATATTAAGTTAGCTAATCAAATGCTAAAAATAAAGCGTAAGAAAAAAGAAGAGCAAGCTCAAGCCGTAACACAACAAAACATACAGTCTCAAGCAGAAGCAAATGCTCAGGCTTCTGAAAAAGCCGCAATGGCAGAAGTGCAAAAACAACAAGCCCTTACCTCTGAAAAAGTTGCTATAGAACAAGCTAAGTCTCAATTCGAAATACAAAGGATGGAAAGAGAAGCTCAAATAAAGAAACAATTAATGGCAACAGAGTTTGAATACAGTATGCAATTAGCTCAAGCTCAGTTAGGCGCTACTAAACAAAAAGAAGCAGAAATAGAAGATAGAAAAGACAAAAGGGTAAAAATACAGGGAACTCAGCAAAGCGAATTGATACAGCAAAGACAAACACAAGGAATGCCTAAGAATTTTGAATCTCAAGGCAATGACGTTATGGGTGGGTTTGATCTGTCTTCGTTTGATCCTAACTAAGTAAGTATTTAATAATTATATAATATTATATCATGAATGAACAAACAAAAACGGAAGGATCTTTTAAGATCCAATCCAAGCCAAAGCTAACCGACGAACAATTAGCGGCTAAAAATAGGGAACCTTTAATAGATGTTCCTAGTAATGTAACTAGAGTAGTAATTCCTAAGGAAGAAAAAGATGCCGTTCAAAAGTCAAGCACAGATGGTGTGGATGAGAATAAACCAGCCGTAGATGTACAGGAAGTGGAGGAAGGAACACCCGAACCAGTCATTAAAGAAATTACCGAAGAAGAAAAAGTAGAAGTAAAAGCTGAAGAACCGGTAGTAGAATCTCAACCTATTCAAAATAATTTGCCAGAAAATATAAACAAACTGGTAGACTTTATGAAAGAAACAGGTGGGACTATGCAAGATTACATTAGGCTCAATACAAATTATGAAGATGTTGATAGAGATGTCTTAGTAAAAGAATATTATAAAAGTACTAAACCTCATTTGTCGCAAGAAGAAATTGATTTTATGATCGAGGACACTTTCGCATTTGATGAAGATATTGATGAAGAGCGAGACATCAAAAGAAAAAAACTCGCATATAAAGAAGAGGTTTCAAAAGCCCGAAAGTTTTTGCAAGATACTAAAGAAAAATATTATGATGACATCAAGTTGAAGTCACCTAATCTTTCGGATGATCAGCAGAAAGCATCGGATTTTTTTAATCGATATAAGGAGGATCAGGAAAGAAACTCCCAAAATCATGAGAAGTTTAAAACTCAAACTGAACAATTATTTAATAAAGATTTCGAAGGTTTCGATTTCGATTTAGGAGAAAAAAAGTTTAGATATGGAGTTCAAAATGCTGCTCAAGTGGGGGAAAAACAATCGGACATTGGTAATTTCATAGGGAAGTTCCTTGGGGAAGATGGTACGATTAAAGATACTAAAGGGTATCACAAGGCTTTATACGCAGGAGCGAATGCTGATAAAATAGCAAATCACTTCTACGAACAAGGCAAAGCAGATGCTATTAGAGATGTTGTAAACAAATCTAATAATACATCTACGGAAGCTAGAAAAGCGGCACCTGTTGAAAGTGCTCGTTTTGGTGCCTATAAGGTTAAATCAATTTCTGGAGCGGACTCCGCAAAACTAAAAATTAAAAAGTTTAAAAACTAATAGAAATGAGTTTATTACCACAATTTGGGGCAATAGTCCCTTCGCAAACACAATCAGTACTTGCGACAAATTATTTACAATGGAATAACAACGGCGGTGGCGGTGGAATCCCAGGAAACTTTGCTGACTTTGCTCAGCAGTATTTACCAGAAATCTACGAATCAGAAGTAGAGCGTTATGGAAACAGAACGTTATCTGGATTTTTAAGAATGGTTGGCGCTGAAATGCCAATGACATCTGATCAAGTTATTTGGTCTGAACAAAATCGTTTACATATATCCTACGCTAATGTAGCTGGTACAGGTGGAGGAGCTGGAACAGGCTTGTTAATACCAGTTGCTGCAGGAATTGTAAATGTAATATCTATTAATGATACTATTGTTATTCTTGACCCTGCAACGGGAACAGAAGCAAAAGGTATTGTTACAGCTTCAGGTGCTGCTGCAGGAACCGGGGCTTTAACAGTTCAGCTTTATAGCGGATTAACCATAGGGGCAACTTTTGGAGCAAATGCACCAGGCCTTAAGATATTTGTTTATGGATCTGATTATTCTAAAGGAACTACAATCGGAGCTGGTGCTGGAAACTCGGCAGCTAGAGTAAGCGTAGAACCTGTATTAACGCAATTTTCTAATTCTCCAATCATTATTAGAGATCAGTATGTTGTATCTGGATCAGATACTGCACAGATTGGATGGGTGAATGTAGCAACTGAAGATGGAACTGACGGATACCTTTGGTATTTGAAAGCTGCTTCAGAAACTCGCTTGCGTTTTGAAGATTACTTAGAAATGGCAATGGTAGAAGGTGAATTAAACCAAAATGCAGGAGCGGGAGCAAATCAAAATTTACTTCAGCCAGGAACACAAGGTTTATTTGCTGCTATTCAAGCTCGAGGAAACGTAGAAACTGGATTTACTGCAGCTCAAGGATTAACTGAGTTTGACGCAATTCTTAAAAACCTTGATACTCAAGGGGCAATTGAAGAAAACATGTTATTCTTAAACCGTCAAACTGCTTTAGACTTTGATGATATGCTAGCAAGCATTTCTTCAGGAGTTTCAGGTGGGGTTGCTTTTGGATTATTTGAAAATTCAGAAGACATGGCGCTTAACTTAGGATTCAGTGGATTCCGTAGAGGATCTTATGACTTTTACAAAACAGATTGGAAATACTTAAATGATGCGTCTACTCGTGGAGCAATCAATGGTGTTAATTCAATCGAAGGTGTATTAGTACCTGCTGGAACTTCAACTGTTTATGATCAAGTTTTAGGAACTAACATTCGTCGTCCATTCTTGCACGTACGATACAGAGCTTCTCAAACTGATGATCGTAGAATGAAGTCTTGGTTGACTGGATCAGTAGGTGGAGGAACAGGATCTACTCTTGATGCAATGGAAATTAACTTCTTATCAGAAAGATGTTTAATTACTCAAGGAGCTAATAACTTCGTGTTATTTAGAGGAATCTAATAATTCCAATATTAAAAGAGGGGGCTTCCGGGTCCTCTCTTTATTTTTAATTATTTAATTATATTATATTATGGCAAATAAAAAACCTGTAGCTAAAAAAGCTACACAAGAACAACAAATTATAGAAACAGCTCCAAAAGTAGCTGTAGAAAAACCAGTTATAGAAACACCAAAAAAATCAACAAAACCTAAATGGGAAATTAAAGACAGGTTGTATTACCTAGTAGGTAGACATACTCCTCTTACATTAACTATTCCGTGCAAGCATACTAGAAAGCATTCATTGTTGTATTTTGACGAAGAAACTGGGATTCAAAAAGAAATTAGATATGCTACTAATCATGATTCTCCTTTTAAAAGTGAACAAGAGGGGGAAGCTACACTAGGGCATATTATGTTTAGAGATGGAGACTTGCGAGTTCCCAAAGCTCAACAAAATTTACAAAAGCTTCTTTCTTTATATCATCCGCTAAAAGGCAGAATTTACGAAGAGTATGATCCCGTTGAAGAAGCTTACGATGATCTAGAATTACTTGACCTGCAGACTGACGCAGCAGTATTTGCTAGAGATATGGATGTTGACGATGCTGAAGCTATACTAAGGGTTGAAATAGGAAGTGAAGTTAATAAATTGTCTTCAAAAGAAATAAAAAGAGATTTAAGATTGTTTGCAAGTAATAATCCTGAATTATTTTTAGAATTAGCTCAAGACGAAAATGTAGGCCTTAGAAATGTAGCAATAAAAGCTACGGAAGCGGGCATAATTTCATTGTCTCAGGATCAACGAACTTTTTCTTGGGCATCTAATAACAGAAAACTAATGTCTGTACCTTTTGATGAAAACCCATATTCTGCTATGGCAGCATTTTTCAAAACTGACGAAGGCGTTGAAGTATATAGATCTATAGAAAAGAAATTTAATTAGTAGTTTTTTAAAAAAACACGTAATTATATTATAGATGGTGAATTATTATTAGCCGGTTTCTTAAGTGAGACCGGTTAATATTTATAACAAAAGAAATAAAATGGCAGTAAACGTAGACATAGTTTATAAAACGGTGTTACTTATTCTTAATAAAGAACAGAGAGGTAACTTATCACCAGACGAATTTAACAAAGTTGCAACGCAAGTTCAGTTAGAAATATTTGAAAGTTATTTCGACACTGTAAATCAGCAGCTTAGAAGGCCAGATAATGACACTGAATATGGTGATCGAATTAAAAATGTAGACCAAGATATTTCTATTTTTAAAGAATATGGAACAGCAACTTATGTTGCGCCAGATAAATGTTTTTACATTGCCTACTACATCAGGAGCCAGTGTAGCTACACAAAATTTTACAGGAAACGGCACAGCTATATCATTCCCTTTTACATCAATAACATCTTCTCAATTAGCAAGTAGTGTAATATCTGTCACTATTAATGGTGCTATTACAACTGCTTTTACCATTAGTGGGGCTAATATAATATTCAACACTGTACCTGCAAATAATGCAGCTATAGTTGTTACGGCGACCCCAGAGGACTTTTATAGACTTGGTACAGTAATATATAAAGATACCACAGAAGCTCAACTAGTGCAGCGAAACGAGCTTTTATATATAAACACCACTCCTTTAGTTGCCCTTACTACCACATACCCTATATATTTATATGAAAAACCATAAATTATATTTATATCCACAAACTATTACATCGGATATAACGGTAAGCTATTTAAGAAAACCTTTAGACGTTATTTGGAATTTTACAATTCCATCGGGACAAAACTATTACCAATGGGATCCAACTAATTCTGTTGATTTTTGAATTATCAAAAACAGAACAAACCAATATTATATTAAAAATATTACTTTACTCGGGAATAGTAATAAGGGATCCGTCAGTAGTTCAAATAGCCGCACAGCAAGTTCAACAAGAAGTACAACGCTCAACATTATAAGATATGCCTATACCTAATGGCGGTTTAATAACCGAAACTAACGAACAATATTACGCAGGAGCTCAGCGATTCTTATCTGCTGGAGGGGTAACAATAACTACTACTTTTAATACAGATTTAGTTTTTTCTACTTCAAATACAGCATTGCCTGAATATGCTTTAAATAATTTTCAAATATACACTAGTGCTAATAATAACCCAGGGTCTTATACTGAGTATACTGGAACATACACAGTTGCTAATAATAAAATAACATTCGCAGCGGCTCCTGCGGCTGGGGGTTTTATATAGCCGTACAATTAAAAGCTTTGGACGGTGGTAGTTTTGGCACTGAACAAGCTATAGGAACAACCGTACAAGAAAATTACGGAAGCTACGGATATACTTCTTTAAACGATATTATAAACGGATTTATAGCTACTTATGTAGGAGAGCATAAATTAATACCTAGACGTAAAAAGAACTGACGTAATATTTCATGCTAAAACGTGGTTTGCAGGAATTTAGCTATGACACACTTAGAAAGCGTTAGAGTCACAAGAGCTTACTGTAAACTATTCCGGCTAGCTTAAGCGTTATTATACCTCAAGATTATGTTAATTATGTTAGACATGTCTTATGGACTAGATTCGTTTAGGCGTTCAACATCCTATATTTCCTGCTAATACATTTAACTACTGTCTCCCTACGCAGTTCACCTGCTTCAAGATAAGCGTTGGTACGACCCTACTCAAGACTAGTTTTGGGGACTCTAAATTTAGAGGGCTAGCTACTATCACAAGTTGAAGCAGCGTTGGGCATCTAATGACGCCAAGGAGAATTTCAGGAGCATTTACCGCACAAGATGTAGTCCCCGCAGACTACTTTGCTTAACGCAGGTTGGCTTTCAGGAATTACCCTTTAATGGGCAGAACGGTATGGTCTTAACCCTGACAACTATGCTCAGCGCAACGGTTGGTTTACATATGAACGACAGAGATGGTAACAATAGCTTTTTCGTATCGAATTTAAAAGGTACGCTTGTAGTTATACTTGAGTATATATCAGATGGCTTATGCTTATGATCTTAGATGCGAGGATACCTAAGTTGGACAGAAGACGCTTTATACTGCGCATATTATTACATTCTATATTAGCTGTCTAGCGCTAATCAGTACCTGAATACATTGTACAAAGATTTAAAAAGAGACAGAAGTCAGCTAAACTAAGAAATGCTAAGATTAGATTATCTAATATTAAACTTGAGCAAATTGTTCAAGTTATGCGACGGCAAATCTAAATGGCTTAAATCTTAATTACATGGCTCGACAAATAAAGAACAGCATTTCTAAGGTCTAAGATGAATAAAGATCTTGACGACCGATTGATTGCCTAACGGTGAGTATAGAGATGCAATCGGAATATATCTGTTGGTAGATCCGAAGATGACGATGTTGGCGCGTTAGAAAACATACTAGGCAACGACTTTAGTTGGCAGGAACAAATATTGGAACTGGTCTTACTATAATAGGTATAAAAAAACAGCAACTCTACGGATCAAATATTTTGTTTTTCTAACAGATTATACTGATCCAAATCCTAGTAGCCCTACAGATGCTCCATCTACATCTAAACACTACATTTATGTTTATAACAATGTTTCAGAAGATTACACCCTTTTAGTCCAAGGAGAATTTTAAATTTTTCTACAACAAATAGAATAATAGGTATTAATTTAATTGAAAATTTATTATTTTGGACAGATAATAGAAACCAGCCCCGAAAAATAAAATTTTGCTTTATTTTCAGGCACTACATCAGATGGTCGAACAGAAGAATATTACACTCAAGAACACCAAATTTCTGTAGCAAAATATAGCCCTTATCAGGCCATACAATTATATAATAGAATTGATGTAGAAACTTCTGCCTCAGTTGCTTCTACGACTGGATATTTTACATTGGATGGAAACCAAGTTGCGGCTCTAACTCCTTTTATAGGCGCAACTGTTGTTTCAGCGGAGCAATCTACCGCTATAACAGGTTTGGATCATATAAAAGTAACAGGAGTTGTTTCAGTGGGCGCTGTTACTAGGGTTCTGTTTCTCCTTCCTTTTCTCCTCTCCGGCTGCAAGTACTTATTTATCTTTAATTATGTCAACAATGACTAATAAAACAAATGATTCTACCTGGCCTGGTGATCCAGACTATTTAGAAGATAAATTTGTTAGATTTAGCTATAGGTTTAAGTATGACGATAATGAGTATTCTTTAATGGCCCCTTTTACTCAAATAGCGTATATACCTAAACAGTACGGTTATTTTTTAAACGGAGATGAAGACCGCGGCATATCAATCTACGGTTGTAAGATTTATGGAAAACTTAGTACAGAATATAGGTTTAGTTATTCCATTACCTACAAACGCTAATAGAATAATACGTGATTACAAAAATAAGTGAATTAGAAATATTATTTAGAGGAGAGCGATGCTGTTGGCGGTTAAAGTTTTAGAAAGTATAACTGCTGGTAAAATATCAGGAGCTAGCGGCAACAATAATTATTATACATACGATTATCAATCACGTAAGCCTTATAAAGCTTTGCCAGAAGCGCAAACTGTTAGGAGTGTACGATAAAGTTCCTGTAAGAGCTTTTGCTCAAGAAACTTCAGGAAACAGAATAATTTACGGCAATTATAGAGATCAGCACACTCCGCCTGCAAATATAAATTATAACTGTAGAATATCCCAAAAAAGTAGTACAGGCAAATATAATAACTGGATTGAATACCCTAACCATTCGGTTAAAAGAAATAGAAATTATCAAGTAGGATTTGTTTTAGCAGATAAATTTGGTAGGCAGTCCCGCGGTTATTTTATCTTCTGTAGATAATGGAATAACTAGTGGGGGGGCCAGTTTTATTTTGGATCAACAATATATAGCCCTTACGATATAGCTGCTACAGATTACAAAGTGTTAAAAATTGGTTCGGTGATGCTATAAATGGTTTTAGTAAATTCAGAAATAACTTCAACAAGAAACTTAGCGGAAGGTACTCCTGGATTATATGCTGTTAAAACAAAAAGCAGGGACTGGCACAGGAGATGGATTTGCTATTAATGGTAACGCAACAATTGTTGTCGATTCTACATATACATTTTCTTTAAACAGTACTCCTTTCCCTAAACAATAATCATATTCCTAATATAGGCGATTATATGAGGGGGGCTTATGAGGATTTTGTTAAAGTAACGAATAGAACTGGTCCATCAGGAGGTGGGCAAACTTACACAATATTACTACGACAGGTAGAGTAAATGATGTTTATCTTAGAGCCGATAACTTAACTTCAGGAACCCCCTGATTTAAAATTTGCTTATACTATAAATGATTTAGGTTGGTATAGTTATAAGATAGTAGTAAAACAAACACAACAAGAATATTACAATGTATATTTGCCCCGGAATACTTAATGGCTATCCTGGCCAAAGCGGGGCTACTAATATGCCAACTAACCCAAATGTTGCGGGAGGAATTGATAATGGGTTGTTTCCTACAGATGAAACAAATCTTACTGCTTTTGCAGTATTATTTTAATGATAACATTAATAAAATACCTAGAGATTTAGCGGATGTAGGGCCTGATCAAAAACAATATAGAAGCTCTGTTACATTGTATGGTAGAGTAACAAATATAATGACGGTTGCAAGCGGAGCGAATTCTTCAATACCTTACAACAGCCAATATTATGCTAGAATTAATTCTGAGGGTAAAACTGCAATATCTCATACATCGACTGCTATAGCTAGAGCTAAAGAGGTAAATATGGGGTACTCCGATTTATCTAATGGTTATTCTATGGCTCCACCTGCTGCTATAAATACAGGCCCAGGAATTGGAAACAAAGCCTTTTATCAAATAGATACAAATCCGTTAATATCAAGAATTTCCACAGTTGATAAACCTATAGGAGCAACGTCTTTAAACATAGCAGCCAACGGTTCACTTAATTTACCGGCGGGAGCCGAAAACATGGAACCATATTTAGCGGTTTATGAAACAGAACCAGTGGAGTCATTGCTAGATATATATTGGGAAACAGCTAGTGAGGGTTTAATTGTAGACTTAAACGCGGATGTTCTTTCCGGATCGGGGGGAGCTACTTCATTTAAAGATGTAACTTGGGTTTTTGATGAAACTACTGCTGCTGGAACTTTTGTAACTACATCGTTTTTTGAACCAGTTAATGTGGAAGGAGATGTTTATTCAACGCCTACAACGGCTGAATTAATTTCACAAACAAACGGCAACGGTTGATAGCGTAGAGTTATTTGAATTGTTTTCAGGGACAGGTTCCAATGCAGGAGAATACAAAATAAGGTATATAGGAGATAATCCAATGGTATTCGGTTCTGACAGTCGTACATTAGATGTTTATTCGTTTATTATACGAGTCACTACAAGTGACGGTGATGTTAGCGATTCTGACTCTAGCTGGTCAAATAGAAGGTTTTGGTGCTTTAAAAAATATAGCTCCTACATACACACGAATATCTAACTTTCCCACTACAAAAGATACAAGGATAATTCTTCCTGCTTTAGGTGCTACTGGAAAGATGGGCAACAGCAAATCCTAAAAAATGGTAGTGGCTACACGGCACAAAATAGATCTCAACTTGAGTATACTATTACCGGAGGCACATACCCAGATAATTGGGAAATGGATAAATATAATGGTGAAATTACACAAGCGATTGCAGGTGATGGTAATTTTGAAGGTAATCCAAATGGAACATATACTGTAGACATTACTGTAACAGATGCGAATGGCGTTACGTTCCCGTCAACGGGGGTCTAATGATTATAAACAACGTAGTGTAACACGTACTACATCTATAACTATAGGCTATGCAGAGCTTAATACAGAATTAAAAAATTCTAACTGTATATTTGATCCCGCCGCAAATACAGCTGGTACAATAAAAAACTACTACTAATGGATCTGGCGGCAAAGTTTCCGGGATATGGTACATAGCCAATAGTGTGTTAAACACTAGTGATTTTACTGGTATAGGTTCAGGAATAACAAGTATTAATAGATTAGGAACAGGGCCTCACAAACAAGGAACAGTAGCCCTTAGTTCTAATTTTAAGCAACTTGCTGATTCAAGTTCTAGTTCTAGCTTTAATTCTGGTTTCAACTAAATATTACTATAGAGTTCAAGGAAATTCTACCTGGAACCCTGTTTTAAGATTGCAAGAATATAAATCAAGCGGGGTTCACCAATAACATAGGAGCAAGTCAAATAGATACTACCTATATGGAACACACCTAATTATGGACTTACTCTTAACATAGCAGGTAACACCGCCTCTAATAATAAATGGTTATCTGACGTTAGAGCTATTAATTATTTAGCTTTTGCTAATGAGTCTAACGGGCAACCTATAGAATACGCTATTATTATAAAAGATTTAGAAAAAAATCAAGCGGAACTAACGGGCAGAATGCTGTGGTAGGGTGGGGTACAGTTAGACGATTTACATAATCCAGCTTGTGTACCCTGGCAAGGGCAAAACCGGAGGTAATCAAAGTTCTTATAAATACTTTAGATCTGCGGAATCAAGCAACACATTGACTACAGATACTATATCTACTAGCAATGGTTTTATATGCTGAGACTCCTTATGGTGAGTATGTGGGTCAGTTTTTTACTGATTCAAGTTTATCAACTGTATACAAACCTGCTTCTGATTCTGCAGAATATATAAACTTTAGGCTTGACAGAAGTAATACGCCTAACATAGGAGCGCTAGCTTGGTCTAATCTTTCTGCTAATGTCGGGTTTTTATCTTTTGCAGCAGGATTTAGTAGCTTAGATGGTTAAAATAATAATAAATTTAACTGATCCAGGAGTTAATGCCTCTTGTACTGCTTCTATATTAACCGGAGGAAACCCCGTAAATTATGCAGGTACATCTCGAATAAAAACAGATAATTAGCAATGGCAGCAAATATAGAACTTAAATACTTTAATACATTCTGGTTAAAAAAAATCAAGACTATAGCTAATGTTGCTCCTTGGCAAAACTGGTAATAACATTTCAAAGTCGATCTGGTGTTGTTTTTACAGTGTCCCCAGGTGTTACAGAAACGGAAGCTAATGTAGGGCAAGAAATAACTATGAGCTGGACTTTTAAACGGAAACGACTATACGTTTTCCACTACAATTATTAGCAGAGGGGCTGGAACTGTTACTACTTTTACTGTAGCCGAAGTTCCTTCCGTTCCGGTTACAGCTAATACCCCCATAGTTTTTTGGTAAGATAATAAATTTTGACAACATACCGCAAGCTTATAGCCCCACCCCTGCAAGTGACTGGCTAATAGAAGAGTCAAGAATACGAGGTGGATATAATAATACATCTGTAGATTTTTGGCGTTAAAGCTTATATAGTGGAAGACGAACCTAAACAATCACATAAGTTTAGTGGGTTAATACATTCTGGTATATTTAATTCTAGAACTGGTATAAACCAAACTAATCAGTTTAGTGTAGGTGAAGATATAACAAGGACTATAGATCCAGCTAACGGGTCTATACAAAAATTATATGCAGAAGACACTAACCTTATTATATTTCAAGAAAATAAAGTAAGTAAATCCTTAATTGATAAAGACGCTATATATTCAGCTGAAGGGAAATGCTAGTGTTACTAGTCGTAACTTAGTTATAGGACAAAATGTAGCGTTTGGAGGAGAGTATGGCATATAGTAAAGATCCAGAATCTTTTGCAGTTAATGGTTACAGAAAATACTTTACAGATAAAGATCAAAACGTAGTTTGCAGATTATCTATGGATGGCATTACTGTAATATCAAATTATGGAATGACTGATTACTTTAGAGACAAATTATCTACTTGCTACATCAGGAGGAATTAAAGCAGGTTGGGACGCTCATAATAAGCAATATGTAGTTTCGATTTACATCGGAAGTTTTTAGGTACAAGAGGTTCAACAGTTGAAAACAATACTTTAGCTTTTGATGATACCGCAAAAGGGTGGACTAGTTTCTTTGATTATAATCCTAATCAATTAATAAGTTTAAATAATGATTATTTTACGGCTAACTCTGGAAAATTATACAAACATTATACATTAGCTTCTAATACAACAGATAGATCTGTGTTTTATGGGATTACATATAATTCCAATGTAACCTTTGTGTTTAATGGAGCCCCGTCAACAGTTAAAAACTTTCAAACTATAAATTACGAAGGATCTGATGGCTGGCGAATGGAAAGCTTTTCTACCAATACTGATACAGCTTTGCCTGTAACGGAATCGGTATTTGTTACTAGCCTACAACAAATGCAAAACGCTCTGTTAATAAACAGATTTAAAGCTAAAGAAGATAAATACTATGCAGATATTGTAAACAGTACTCCTTCTCAAAGTGGCGAGGTTGTTTTTGGATCTTCTTCTTCTGGGGTAAAAGGATTTTTTGGAGAAATTAAAATGGAAATAAATAATAAAAATGCAGGTAAAAGAGAATTATTTGCAGTAAGCACAACTTTTGTGCAATCATCTTAAATCAAATTAAATGAATAATGAATTATCAATTAATTTTATAAAACAGTTAGAAGTATTACAGAATGTGCTTATAGAAAGCAACGAAGAAGGAGTGTATGGGGATGGTAAAAATTTAGTTAACAATGAAGAATTTCCAATAACTAATAATTTTACCAACGGACTGTACATGCGCCAAATGAAAATGAAAGCTGATACCATGGTTATAAGTGCTATACATCATACAAATCATTTTTGGTTTTTATTATCTGGTAAAGTTATAGTGCAAGCTGACAATGAAACTGTAGAGCATATAGCTCCATGTTGGTCGTACTCCTTAAAAGGAACTAAAAGATTAATTAAGTGTGTAGAGGATTGCGTTTGGATAAATATAATAGCTAATCCTACGGACACAAGAAATATAGAAGAGGTAGAGAATAATTTCTTTTCCTTTACAATGGAAGAATATAATAAAAAAGAAAAGTTATGGCAGGAGTAGTATTAGCCGCCGGAATAGGAGCGGCAACTAGTTTAATCGGCGGATTTATTGGAGGCAGAAAGGCTAAAAAAGCAGCAAGGCAAGCTAAAGCCGAAAGAGATAGAATAAATGGTGCAATAAAAGCTTTTGAACAAAACAGACAAGCTGTTATTAATCCTTACTCGGATGTTAAGTCTTTAGCCGGTTTAGCAACTGATCTTAGCGGGGAAATGTCTAATCCTTATGCAAACCTAGGGGTTGCGACTAGCGCTGCTGAAATAAAAATGGAACAAACAGATTTAGCATTAGCTGCAACTTTAGACACTTTACAATCAACGGGAGCAAGTGCAGGAGGAGCAACTGCTTTAGCTAATGCCGCAGCAAGAAGTAAAAAAGATGTAGCAGCGGACATTGAAAAACAGGAAGCTCAAAACGAAAAGTTATCTGCACAAGGTGAAGCAGAGTTACAATCAAAACAATTAGCTGAAAAAGCAAGAATACAAAGTATACAGATATCTGAAGGAGGTAGAGCACAAATGGCACAAGCGCAAGGTAAATCTTTTGAATTCCAAGCGCAAGAAGGAAGAGATCAAGCTACTCTTGACAGAATGGCGGCTGGGCTTTCGCAATCTAATGCAAACATAGCTAATGCTAATGCGGCACAAGCGGCTAACACAGCAGCTATGATAGGCGGTGTTGGTGATATTGCTGGAGCGGTGATTGGAGCTGGAGGATTTGGTGGAGGCAACGAAACACCAATAACTTCAGTTACACCTCCTGCAGCAACAACTGTGGTACAGGATACGAGTTCAACCCAACCTTCAGGAGTGAGCAACATGGGAAGCATGGGAACAGGTAGTGACAGAAGATTAAAAAAGAACATTAAAAAAATAGGTAAATCATCTAACGGATTAAATATATATTCATTTGAATATATAGATAAATCTTACGGAGAAGGCACTTACCAGGGGGTTATGTCCGATGAAATACCTAAAGACGCAGTAATTAAGGGAGCTGATGGATTTGATAGGGTAGACTATTCTATTATAGACGTTGAATTCAAAAAAATATAAAATGAGTTATAGAAATCCACAAATAATACAAGACAGGTCTGGCGAGATTTTAGCTAAAGGAATTAGTCAAGCAACAAGTTCTATTGCTAAGGGAATACAAACTTTAGGAGCTAAACGGGAAGCTGAAAGAAAAAGAAAAATTGCAGAAGATAAGCAGTTCCGAAAAGATAGCATGAAAATAGCTAGACAGAAAGCGGCGGATAGTAGTACAACTAATAAAAATCTTGCAAAACTAAGCGGTAATATAGATGGACTCAAATATACGCTTAAATATTATGGAGACATTAGTGGTGAGGCTAAAGTAAGGGGAGTACAGGGAACTTCAACTTCGGAAGATGAGAATACAATTACCTATGCTCAGGGAGAAATGGATAAACTAAATTCAGGCATAGAATTAACACTAGGATATGCGGGAACATCTAATATAGAAAATCCTTTAGAAGCAGGAAATGGACAGTATATAAAAGAGGATGAAAATGGGAGTATTGCCGCTAATAGAGCTTTTCATTTTGGCCTTAAAAGTGCGGAAGGTTTTTCTATTGAATATCCTAAAAAAATAGTTGATGGTAAAGTTCAACAATATGTTAAAGCCACAGATTCCGATGGCAATTCCTACGAAAAAACTTGGGATGACTACACGGCAAGTTTAAGAGAGGGGGGCTACGTTGTAACATTTCCAAGCGTACAAGTGGAACTTATGGAAGAGCAGTCTGAAGCATTGTATGATAAAAAAGGTAATTTTTTAAATAATCTTACCATGGAGCAAGATGAAAAAACTATAATGGAAAACGGTTTTGAAAATAAAAAAGATTTTCAAGATAAATCAAAAGTTTCCGCTGTAAATGATAAGGGAGAAGAAATTATTGAAAATAGGCAATACTTAAATAAATTAAGTATACAACAGGCTAGAGAAAGATTAACAGATACAACTTTTTCAAAAGTTACTTATGCAGCTGCAACTAATAAACAAGCTTTAAGTAGAGCATTAATTGATCTTAATATTTATGATTCAGTGGGGCCTATAGGAGCCGATCAGTGGTTGGCAGAAGACATGACTGATGAGATGAAAAAGGAGGCTATTGAAAGAAGTACTAATAAAACGTGGGAAACCACACGTATTAAAAAAGATTCAGAAGGAAGGTATTACAGAGTCACTAGCTCTTATTCTCCTGAATCTCCTGAGTCTTCTGATACTCCAAGTGCGGCAGAACAAACTCTTGCGGCTTATAATGAATTTTCTAATAACATAAATACTCAATTAGATAAATCTACAAAAGAAACTTTTGGAAATGCCGTGAAAGAAATTGTTAGCCTAGCAAGTACTTATGGTAAACACACTATAGAAGATGTTCAATATGGACCTAACTCTCTTACTATTAAAACTAATACAGTTAAACAAGCAGGAGTGACAGATAATACCTATGTTGAAATAGATATACCCTATAATGACGCCGCTAAAATAGGAGAGCTAATAGCAAAGGCTGGATATAAAAAGCTTGGGTATGCTAATGCTGAAGCTAAAAAAATTGTACAAAAATATAATGCACTCAATAAAAATAAAAATTAACTTATGTATACATATATCATAGACGATAAAAAAGTAACATTTAAAAATTGGGACGAAGTCTCTTCCGCTTTAGATGAAGCAGAAAAAAATGGATTAACCGCTGAATATGTTGATTATGAAGAAGGTTTGGACGGGCCTAAAACGGAGGAACAAACAAAAGCCGCCGAAGAAAAAAGTATTATACCAAAAGCTCCTTTTCTACCAGATGCTGCAGAGAGTGCGGATGTAGTGTCGAAGACTCAAGCACAAGATACGGACTCACGATCGGAAGACTCTTCTTCGGGTTCACGATACATAAGATTTAAAAGCGGTACAATAATATACGAGGATGACTATGTACAAAACTATGCTGATACGGAAAATTATCCCAAGTCATTTGATGACTACGCTTTAAAATTCGGTGGCAAAGTTCAAAAGGTAGAAGAATCAGTTGTTGAGGGAGGTGAACTTGATCCCGTTTATATCAGCGCAGGACCTCAATCTTATGTTGCTGAATTAGAAGGACTAAACGAATTCGGAGAAATTACAGACGGTCAAGTAACGATAGATTATGATAGCTTAGCAAAAGAAAACGGTTTTGAAAGTGCAGCGGAGGCTTATGCAGAAACCGAGCCAAAAAGAGAAATGCTAAATGTATTTGAACCTAATAATGTAATTACCGATAGAAAAGGTAATGTAACCACTAGATTCAAATATGTAGAATATGAGGATGATACACCTGAAAAGAAAAAATATTTACGCGAACAGAAAGAAGCTACAGACTATGCAGTAAAATTAGCTCTTAACAATACCGAATTTTCTACAAATGATATTACTGATGTAAACACCTTTAATAAAGAAGTTTTTAATCCTGAGTATCTTTCAGAGCAGGCTAAATATTTGGAAAAAGCACTGCCTCAACTTAATTTATATCAAGCAGAGCTTGCGGCTTCTAATTATAATAATGCTAAGTTGCAACTGCTAAAAAATAAAGAGCTAGACGAGAGTGAAGAAGCTATTAATATTCTGCAAGAAGATAAGAAGTATACAGCAGTTATGAATCTTTATGAGTCTGAAGCTCTTAATAATTTACCTAAAGCCGGAAAAGAATTAGGTGTTGCGAAAAATAAACTTGAAGAAGCAAAAACTAATTTAAAAACAATTGATCCTAACGCGAGGGCTATTGATTATACTACGCAAGTAAGAAAAATTAACGACTATAAAGAACAATTACAAAAAGCTATTGAGGCTTACAGTAATCAAACGCCTTTTGATTATGATAGTGAGGGTAACTTTAAATTAAAAGATCCAGAGGTTCCTATTATAACAGATCTTGATTATAACATATTAACTCCTCAGGAAGTAGAAATTGCTAAAAGTAACGGGCAAACTCTTCTTATTGAAAATGAAAGGTATAAATATAATTTAGATAGAGCTTCGCAATGGAATGATCGTGAAACTATAAAAAACAATTTTCTTTTAACTAGCATTGATAATAATAAATACACTGCAAAAGGCAAAGAAATTTATTATATTAAAACTACATCACCATTATCAGATCCTCAGTTAGCCGGATTTGCAGATACACTTGAAGAAGATTCACCTACTAATTTGGAATACCTGGGTTACACTAAGTCCGGGGAACGTTTTTCAAAACGGCGTAAAAAAGATGGAGAGTATAGAGCTTATACGCTTAGAGAAATATCTAATGCTATCAATGAAGGAGATTGGAGTATAGATAGAATTAAATTTAAAGATGGCAAACCTGAAGGCTTTAACACCGATAGGGACTTTTCTAGGTTTAGTATGAATTATGCTGACACAAAAATGATGCTACCTATAGTTACTGATATGTACGTGCTAGGGCTGGATCCGGGTACACAAGGTGAAGATACCGCTATAAATATGGCTGGAGCTTTTACTGATGAACTATTAGAAAATTCTTGGGGTTTATTTGGAGATGGATTGGAAACTATAAGAGAAAAGAAAGATGCTCAAAGATTTACACTTGGAAAAATAGGGTTGCCAGAAACAGAGTCAATGAAAAAATCTTTTGAAAGAGGATTTATGATGAGACTTAGCGAGAGTGCAGGGGCATTCGTGCCTGTTTTAGGGGAATTTAGTGTTGCTACCGCTTTAACAGGAGGGGTTGGCAATGTATTAGGAACTGGTAGATTTATAAAAACAGCATTTTCAGGGGGTAAAAATTTAGGTAAAGCGGCGCAGGGTGCTTGGAAATCTAGCTATTGGGGGAAAAATCCTAGAGCTGCTAAATTTGCTGCTCACATGTTAAAATTTGGTGAAGAGGAAATAAAGTTTTCAATGGTAGCCCGGGGCGAGAACACTCTTGGCTCAGGTGGCGCTTTTTACTTAGGCGGTCTACTAACGCAAAGACTTGTTCCATTTAGATTTAATACAAAATATGATTGGGCTAATCCTGCTAATAAATTCTTAGAAAAGATTGTTCTAACCGGAGTGGGAGGTGCTAGTTCTTCAGAACTTTCTCATTTATCAGAAGCTTTTTATAAAGAATTCACAGGGGATAAATCTCTTAAAACTTCTATGGACGAATTTTGGGGAGACAACTCAGAAACTATGACTAGATGGTCTATTAACTTAATGCAATTTTCGTTTTTAGGTGGTACTAAAATGAAAACATGGGATTGGGTAGCTGAGTCAACTGTTCAAAAGCTTAACAATAAATTTGTTAGACAAAGAAATAAAGCTTTAAGTGAAGGTAAAGATGTTGAAAAACTAAACCAAAAAATATACGAAACGGATAAAATTTTAGAATTAGGTAAAACTGAAGTTCAAAAATCTGATGTGATGGCGTTGCAAGAGGAAATTAATAAAATTGAAAAAGACGTAAATTCAGGTAAACTAAGTTATTCAGAGCGCCAAGACGCTATGAACAGAAGAATTGCTAATGAAAAGCAAATAGAAAAACTTCAGACAGAATTTAAAAATAAGCAACCATATTTTAAAAAGGAATTTGGAGTAAATCTTGTATTTGGAGAAGTTCCGGGTTCCAGAGGTGAGCTGAGCCCAGATGGCAAAACCCTTACTATAGATAAAAATAAATTAAGCGAGGGTGTATTACAGCATGAGATGGGACATTGGGCTATGATAATGTCAGGCCGAAAAAATGGGTTAGTTGATAAAATGTATGAATCTATTTATAGCAGAGTTGAGGATGCTATTAAAGCTACTCAACTTAGAGGGGATCTACAATTAGCAGAAACTAATGATGCTCAAGGCAATCCTCGTAAAACAAGTACCTTGCAACAAGTATTGGAGGCTAAATATGGTAAAAACAATAAAGTTCTTAAAGAAGAATTTATAATGTTTTCTATAGAGTTTATGAAAAATAATAAATCTTTTTCTAACGCTTTACTAAATAGAGGTGTAATTCAGTCTGTATATAAAGATTTAGCTGTGTTTGCTAATAATAAAGGTATTAATTTTGGTAAAAAACCTATTAACCTAAATAATGGAAGTAAAGATAATAGAGCTGATGCCGTAATAGACTTATTATACAAAATGGCTAATGCTAAGGGGCAAGGATATAAAGAAAACGTAAAAGCTTTAGGTGGAGTTGCGGTAGATAAAAATGGAGTGTATAGCACGGCTTCAGGAGAGAAGCTTTTGGATCAAAAGCAATTAAAATCTCGTGAAATACAAGAAGAGCAAAGCCCGGAATATAGAAAGTTAAAAGCAAAAAGGGACGCTAATAATCAGAAAATTATAGATTTTTACGAAGAAAATAAAACCACACAATCTCGTGAAACTCTAGCGGAGGATTTAAATTTTCAATTTTTAGATCATGTTAAATTCCATGCTCGTAAAGCTCTTACTTTAGCTAATCAAGGTAAATTTCCTACTGAGTCTGAAATATACGAAGCAGCAACCGCTTATATATACGGGCTTCCTACAATGGGCCAGCCCGGAGGTAAAACTTTAGCAGAAAAAGCTATCATGCCTTTTTTTAGAGGGCAAGATATAATAGCCGCTATTAAAAGAGATAACCTTTCTGTAGAGCAAACTATTGGTTTACTAAAACAAGGTAGTATTCCTACTGGAGCGAAGACTTATGAGGATGCAGCTAAGGATCTTCACGATATGGCAACAGGTAAAAAACCGGAAGCTAGTATAATTACCTATGTTAATAATGCTATTAAAGTTCAGCTTTTACCTGATGTTATAAAAAATAAGATACAGGAAGATCAATATGTAACTACTGCAGACACTCAGCAGTTGGAATATTTTGCTGAACAAATGAGTGAATACGGAGAAGGGGAAGTGTTTTCAGAAAAAGATGTCAAAGACTTTAAAGAAGCTGCTACGGTTGATAAAAAAGATGAGGGTTACGATGGATCCGGAGCTGCTAAGCGTAGAACCCGTGATTCTGCAATGAACATACTTAATATTAAACCTGAGACGCGAAAGAAGGTTAAAGATATAGTAGTAGATAAAATTGAAAACGAGCCAATAGAAGGCTTAGATGCTTTTAGCGTGGGTACTATGAACTTTGGAAAAGGAAAAGTATTTGATATAGAAGTGCCTACCGAGCCTAATCGAGCTAACGCGTTCGGTCCTGATGGTGTTAAAATAGAATTTAAAGGCATAAGAAAACCAGCAGATATATTTGAAAAGATTATAAAAATTATAAAAAAGGATCTTACTAACGATATAATAGATCAGACTAAAACCCCTGAGCAAGTAACAGAAGCTAAGGCTGAGATGGAAAGAATTTTAAATTTAAAATTTAAAAGAGATGTTGGCTATGAAAAAGAACCTACTAGATTATTTAGAGTTGGGTTAGAAAGAAAAGCAGAAGCTGATTTGTATCAAGACATAAGGGCTGAGATGGGAGAAGTAGGGTCTGAAGCGAATCTTAGATGGCTAGCTAAGGCTAGAGCCTTAATGGATAACTACATTGATTTAAGCCAAATAACAAAACGATTTGATTTAGATGTACTCTACGAAAAAGTATACAAGCTAGATGCACAAGGCGAACCAGTATTAAATGCTAAAGGTCAAAAAGTGCAAGCAAGAAGTGGTGAGCGTGCTTCAGGAAATTTACTATTTAAAAAGAGAGCTATATCAGCAAAAGAATATTTTGATTATTTTAAAGACAACGTCGTTAGGCAAGAATCTTTAGCTAAAGCATTAGCTAGAGAATTTGCGTTTGATCAAATAGTGGATGTTCTTAAATCTGATACAATTAAAAAAATTGCTCTTAAGGAAGGCCAAGAAATTACTACTATTGACATGGAAAAAGGATCTGAAATTTTCAGGGAAGACATGTTCAAACATATTAGAAGAGGTAGCAATATAGAAAAACTTTATAGTAAAGAAATTCAAGCTAGCGCGGAAAAAAGGCAAATATCCGAAAAAGACTTTAAGAAAGGACTTAGAGATTCTATTTTTCAACTTAATAATGCAGGTTGGGAATCCCTAGATTATGTACAAAAAAGTTTTATTAATGATGTTATTCGTGCAGAAATGGTAGGAGAGGTTGCTAATCTACGTGCTACTTTAAAGAAAGACGCACAAGATAGGCTAATTAAAGATAAAGATAAAGTTGATAATCATTTTGAAAATTTAAATAAAGAAGAATTTGAAAAAAGACAGAAAGGTGTTATGTATGGAATTAAAACACTTTTTGGGGAAATATTTAATGAAACATTAAATAAAGTTGCTAAAAGTCGCGGAGGCAATATTTCTACTGGAGAATTTTTAAATTCTAGAATTTTAGGTGCAAATGATATAAAAGTAGGTTTAAATTTAGGTCTTAAAAATTTATATGAAATTGAAGGAAGAGAGGGGAAAAATTATGGAATTAAAAATGCTGATGAATTATATAAATCATCTAGCAAATCCGATGCTGCAGAATATTTTGAGCCTGGAACATTAGAAAACTTAAAAACTAATACAGAGCTTAATAATTTATTAAACGATGCCAACACAAAAATAAAGGAAGCAGATAAACTAGCTAAAACTTGGTATGAAAAATCCGGAATGAAGTATGAAGTTTCTAAAGTAACTTTGGACCAAAACTCTGAAGTAGCAAGAACTGAATTATTTCGTGAGTCAGATAAACTTAGAATAGAACAACCTAAGTTATCTACCTCAAAACACGCTAACATTCTTTTTAAAAGAATGACAGCAAAAATTGGTAAAGAAGGTGTTAACGCATTGATAGCAGAAAGTAATGCATTACAGGCTACCCAAAGGGCGGTATTATATACTATGGGCTTATTAGGGGAAAATGTAAAAGGCAAAAAAGGAAATGATGCAATAAAAACGATGCTTTACATGATGTCAGAAAATAATCTGCAGGGTTCAAGAAAAATGGCTCCTGAGATATGGTATGATTTTAATACTATTTATGAAGCCAGCAGTCGTAATAAACAAGGAAAAATTACTAAAAAAACTATTAATAAAATTGACAAACCTATAGGTAATGAACATCTGTTACCTAGAGCTGCTTATTGGAGAAAAGTGTTCCAAGCATATAACAGTAAAAAACTTACAGATAACTCCGTGTTAGATGCTTTAGTAGGTGGGTACGAAAGTATGATAAGTAAAAAGGAGTTTCAAAATTTATCGGATGCTCTTACAATACCTAATACATGGACAGGCAAAACTTTAATAAAAGATGCTCCGGTGCCTTTTTTAGGTAAATTACTAATAGCTACTACTCCTGGTAAAAGTTTAAATAAAGCCGCTTGGAAAAGAGTATTAGGTGATAATGGCGGTATAAATATGAAAGATCTTAATAGATTAAATAATATAAGAAAACTTGATGGAACCACCGCTTTACAGCAATGGGGTAAGGATTTGATAGCTAATTTTGAAAGTAGCTTAGTTAAGCAATCTATAGATGCCGCATATTCTAACAAACTTTTAGCTAAAAACTTGAGATTGCCAGAAGGCGCTAATGGAAAACAAATGGTTGGAGCGCTTAGGCCATCATTTAAATCCAAAGAAATTCAGGAGCAAGGAGAAAGCTACAAAGAGTATAAAGAAAGAAAACAAACGCCTAAGGGTAAGCTATTAGAAAAAGAGTTAGCTACTATGATAGAAAGAAAAGGAGGTGCTCCTGCAGAAGCTACAGTGTCTGATTCAAAAGCTTTTATGGAAGGTAAAAAAAGGTGGGATGATTTATTTATTCCTTCTAATTCTATGGATTTTCGGGATTTTCTTTACAAAGGTTATGGAAAAGGCAAGCAAGGAGATGCTGATATGGCGTTTATGGAGGAACATGTTTTAAGACCATTAACTCGAGCTGAAAATGCACTTAGTGTTTATAGAATGAAATTAGCCGAAGACTATGCAGCTTTAGAAACTCAAATTAAAGCAATGGGTGAAACTAAACCAGAAAAAGAAGCAGCAAAGCGAGTTGAAAAACTTGGTTACAATATTGATCAAGCAGTCCGTGTGTATATATGGCAATCGTTAGCTATGGATATACCGGGAATATCATTAGCTGAAAAATCTCAGTTAACGGGTGCAGTAATGTCTTCTCCAAAATTAAGAGCCTATGCAAAAGGAATAATGGATATAACTAAAACTAAAGAAAAATATCCTGAACCTAGTGCTAACTGGTTTAGAAGTAATGTACAATATGATTTATTCACACACGCAACAGATGGTGTACGTGCGGATTTCTTATATGAATGGCAAGAGAATGTTGACGCCATGTTTACTAAAGAAAATTTAAATAAATTAGAATCTAGATTTGGTAGTAAGTATAGATATAACTTAGAGCAAATGCTTACGCGTATAGCAAAAGGAAAGTCAAGACCGGAAAGTACTAATGATTCTTTTAATACTACTCTTAATTATATTAATGGATCAGTTGCAACTATTATGTTTTTAAACATGAGATCCGCTGCTCTGCAAACTATATCTGCGGCTAACTATGTAAATTGGACAGACAACAACCCTATAGAAATAGCTAAAGTTATAAGTAAAAATCCTAAACTTTTTATACAAACAGCTAAAAAAATATGGTCTTCCGATGCATTACGTGATAGACGTACTGGATTAAAAATTAATGTTCAGGAAGCTGAAATGGCTAAAGCTATGAAGCAAGGAGGAAGAACTGCCGCACAAGAAATATGGGATCAAATGATCAAAATAGGATTTAAGCCTACACAGATGGCGGATAGTTTTGCTATTGTTATGGGTGGAACACCTTTCTATATGAACAGAATGAAAACGTATGAGAAAGAAGGTTTGAGTAAGAATGAAGCCGCTGACAAAGCTTGGGAAGATTTTCTAGACAAAACACAAGAAGGACAGCAATCGTCTCAAATGGATCGTATAAGCAATATACAGACAGGTTTAATGGGAAGATTGGTTTTTTCATTTAATAATACCCCCTTCCAAATGTCTAGACTACAAAAGAAAGCGTTTTTGGATTTAAAAAATAATAGAGGAGACAAGAAAACTAATGTATCTAGAATGGCATATTATGGTCTTGTACAATCTTCATTATTTTATGGCTTACAGCAAGCATTTTACAGTACTGTAATGACCGATGACGAAGAGCTGAGTGAAAAAGAGAAAGCTGAAAAGTACACTATGTATGAAAAGCGACTAGATAAACTAGGTAGAAGTGTGTGGCAAGGTATATTAACAGGGTCAGGATTACCAGGCAAGCTTAGCGTAATGGGATATAATACCGCATTAGAGGCAGCTACTCAATATAAAAAAGGATATCAAGGGTCTGATTTTTTCCCTATATTATCTCAAATATTATCTGTATCCCCTACGCTTGGAAGTAAAGTAAATAGATTAGGTAGAAACTGGAAAAGTCTTATCATGGCTGAAAAAACAAAAAAAGGCATAGAATTTGGAAATACATTTAATACTTTAGATCCTCGTAATCCTAATAATAAAGCTTACATATCTATGGTTGGTACAATTACTAATATACCTTTAGATCGTATTGTGCAAAAAATGGAAAATTTATCGAATGCTTTTGATGCACAAAATGAGTTATGGCAACGTGCTGCAATGCTTATGGGAACTCCTAAATATCAATTACAAACTAAAGAGCAAAACGACAGAGACAGACAGAACAAACTAGATACTTTTTACTTGAATAATACTTCTAAAGGGCAAAGGGATATTGATGCTATTGAAAGCTTAAATATTAAAGAACAAAAAGATTTTATGAAAGCTTTAGGGGGAACTAAAGAATGGATTAAAACACTAGACACCCAATCTGAGCGCACAAGTACTTTGTTATATTTAGCAAAAGAAGCGGGTATTGATATTGAAAAGCAATATGAAAAATACGAATATAAAGAAATAGAAAGAAGCGAAGAATACAAAGAAATACAAGAATGGGGCAGAGACAAGCAAATAGATTGGATAAAAGCCAATGGTATTAATCCAGATGCAATGAAATTTGTTAGAAAAAGTGAAGCTGATAGAATATATATAATACAAGAATTAATGAAAAATAATAAAAACAAACAAAACTCTTTAAAATAAAATCCTTATGAACTTAAGTGAAAAAACACAAGTAACCTTAGATTTAAAAACAATAGGGATAGTTATCGGAGGAGCTATTTCTTTAGCGACATTATATTTTACATTACAAAAAGATATAGAGCTTGCTAAGGAGTTGCCGAAGCCTACTATTACAAGGACCGAATATGATCTTAAAGATCAATTAGTTCGAGAAACAATTATGAACACACAAGACAAGGTTCAAGAAAATAGTGATAAATTAGATAAAATAGACGAAAAGCTGTATGAAATAATAGAAAAAAAATAGCCATGAAAAAAATTATAATTTTAATAACTTTACTAACCTGTTTTAACTCCTATAGCCAAGATTTTACTTTACTTGAAATAAATGCAAAGTGGAATAAACATAATAACCTGCCAGTTACTAAAATTGCAAATATTAAAATACAATTTGCATGGCTAGAAGATCAACCTTCTTCTATTCAAAGAAACGTAATTTCTGTACCAACTTTAATATTAATGAATGGTGGAAAAAGCGTTGCGCAATGGAGAGCAGGTATAGATCTTCAGTTAATAGTTACAGAAGAAGAAGTAAAAAAAGCAATAGAAACATTTAACAAAAGAAAAAAACAATCATGACTGACGAAAAGAAAAAATCAAAATTCAAGCAAATGCTTATATGGCTAATGGGTAAATGGAACTCATTGCTTTATTTATTAATGTTTAAAAATTACGATTAAAATAGAATTAAACAAAACAGGCTACCACACCTTAAAAATTCTATAATAAAAAAGCCGCTACAATTAAGTAACGGCTTTTTTTATTTTAAGTAATCTCACATGCCCCTCCTGCACAAGCAAGTTCTCCAGATAAGTCGGTTTCATCGTCCTCTTCTTCAATTCTAGAAATATCAACTAATTTTAACGTTTCCATCATTTCATAATACTTCTCTCTTGTAATATCTTCAAAAGGAGCCTGAACATAAGTGCCTCCGTTATAAGGTAACACAGATAGACCATTGTAAAATTCTTTGTTATCCCACATCCAATCACCAATCAATTCCCATTCATCTTCTTTAATAGATACAGTAGCCGATATATTATGTGTATTTCTACCGTCTCTATGGCCCGGTTTAACCCACATCTCAGATACAAATTTTACACGCTCAAGAAGTTCAATCGGATGTTCTGTTCTAAGCATAGATCCTTTCGGCGCTCTTTGAGGTATTGATATCACAGCAGTGTCATGAGGTCTAAAGTATTCATCTTCAATTAGTTCAGGGTGGTTTTCAGCAAGGAACTTGTACATTGACTCGTTCTTACCTACACGTATTCTTCTTACATAATAATCATTATGCCAAGCGTGAATACCAGATGACGTTCCTAGCGTCAATGATGTAGTCCCTGCTGGTTTAACCGTTGTTGATCTAGCTGATGGGTTAATGCCAATTAATTTTGCAACACGTTTATTTTCTGCTTTAACAAGCAGTGCTGCTTTATCCATGTCTAATTTTAAGACTTTGCCAGATCCAATTCCTGTGATTGAGACGCCAATTAAAGCATCTTTTTCTGTTGTGGTTCTCCATATATCTCTAAGATAATGAAAGCTTGTGTATGACGCTTGTAGCGTTCCTATAAAGGCTGCATGAGTTACACGTCTATCAAATGCTTCTTGCGTATCTAAGTCTGATCCATTTACTTCACATAAATTACAAAATTGATAAGGTCGAAGTGCAATTTCGCAACAAGGGTTAGTACCCCAATCTTTATCATTAGTTAAGTAAAATCCAGGTTCACCAGAACCAGATAACTCAATACGTTTCCATAGATCCGTAAAATAACCTTTGGTTAACTTATCTCTCATTAGTACAGCTGAATTATTAGCTCTACCACGTTGTGGATTTTTTTCCCACCAATCTCCTGACTTACAGCCAATCATTTCAACATCATCAGATGAGAATAAAGAAATTAAAGCTGCTCGTCTTATTCCTCCGGCTAAAACTGAATCAGCAATGTGACATATAATATCATGAGCTTGCACTGTACTTAGATAATCTCCGTCTTTTAATGAATCTAATATACCTGTTATCTTTACTATAGCTTCTTTAAGAGGCTGAGGCCCCGGTGCTTTGCCCCCAGATGTTACTAATCTTGCTCCTTTAGCGCGTATATCTGAATAATCAAAATCAATTCTTGAAGATCTTTTGTTGCCTAAGTACGACTTCATCAATACTTTAATTGCATCAGCCCAACCTTCTATAGAATCCATTACTAAGAATCTACGAGTACGTTTTTCAAATGGTACAGTTACAGATGGTAGCTTAGCTACATGATGTTTCTGGACTGAATAACCTACTCCAGTTCCGCCTAATAACAAAAACATTGTTTCACTAAAAGCAGCTACAGACTCTACAGGTAAGTAAGCGCAGTTATATATCCTATTAGGAGATATTTCGATAGGCTTACCACCAAATTGTAGGCTACGCATGCTTGGTAATATATTTTTGCTATACACATCTTCATAAGCTGCTCTTATTTCTTTTTCTAAGTTTGGAAATTTCTTTATATGCATAGATTCATTTCTAAACACAAGCTGATCCCAAGTTTCTCTACGCTTTGTTTCTGGTATATATTTTGCATATTTCATAAATACCGTTATGTCACTTAATATTCTGTTTGATTTGTTCATTTATAATACTCTAATTTTAAATTCATCTTGTTTTTTAACTAATTCTTTCCACGATATCTTACCTTTATTGTTCCAGGACCATTTAACCCATTTGGCTATCTGTCTTTCTGCATAAGCTTTACGTGCTAATTGTTTTTTATTTCCTACCATCTAATATAAGTTTAATCATTAATGCTACATCTTTTTGGTTTTGAGGTTTGTAAAGTGTTCGTGTCTCGCCGTTGCTTACACACCAGCGTTTGAACAATTTCCACCTAAGCGGAAACTGCTCGTTAGCTCTTCCTTTGCATTCTATTATATAATCCTTACCAGTAAAGTCAGGAGTATATTTAATGCCTAGTATTTTCTTCTGTCCTCTATCTTTCATATCGCCCTTGCCATTTGATTGTTTCTCAAAAGATATATTAGGGAAACGAAAACCCTCTAAAGTTTGAAAGATTTCTTCTTCATACTTTTCAAATAACCCAGATTCTTTAAGGGCTAAATACGTATGCTTTTCAAGACCAGATCGAAAACTGATCCCATCGGCGCTAGCTTTCTTAGCGCGAACTGGACCTTTCTTTTTGCTTCCACGTTTAAAGCGTTTCATTCTTTACAAATGATCCGTTAATCATAGAGCCTTTACGTTTGCTAATAACATCATAAGCACTAGCAATACAATCTTCTATATCGTGTCCTGCTAAATAAGCTAGGTTTGTTAGTACAACAACCATATCACCTATTGCATCGACAATCTCAGGCTCATCTGCTTTAATGATTGCTCTTGCAAGCTCACCAGCTTCTTCTTGTAGTTTTATAAATTGTGTTTTGATATCTCCTTCTTCATACAAACCACGCTCTGAAGCCCATTCGCGTATTGCGGGGAATATACATTTACCACAACTAGTAGAAACGTATTCATAATTAACTTCCATTTCCATAGCTTCTGCTATAGTTGGTGGCATGTCTGATTTAATAGCTTTTGTCATTGCTTTATTGTACACATAACATCTATCGTTATTATACATTGACGTCCTAGCGTTTTTCTTGCACCAACCGATTAAATTGTCGTTTACAACAAACTTTTGACCATTTTTTAATTCAATAGCTCTTCCTCTATTGTCTATAAGATATGCTTCTAACTCTCTTGCATAACAAGGGAATGTTGTTGTCATTTCAGTAACATTGATTTTAAATTTGTTCATAGTCTTTGGTTTTTGTTTATTCATTAACTCTTTATAGCTTTGTCTGTCTACAGAATAACCGTAAAATTTTTGGTATTCTATTTCCTTAACAGAAGCTGACTCTAGATCTCTAGATACAAAAAGCAATTCAACTTCTTCTGGTTCATAACCTTGTTGTTCAAAGACTCTGTCTCCTAAATCTTTTGTCATACCTACTTTTACTTTAGGTATATGATAAACGTAATACATTGGTTTTGTTTTACTCATAGGGTTTTGTTTTATTTACCTACACTCAACGGAGCTGATATGGCAGGTAAAGGGTTATAATTTTTTATTCTTATTTCATTTAATTCAGGTATATGTAATATAAATTTTGAATCTATAAATATACCATAGTCTAATTCTAATTCTGCGCATTTAGGATTGTTATGTCTGTATAAAAATTCATTAGCTTGATCTATATGATTATTATATAGATGACAATCTCCTAACTGTCCTATTAGTCTACCTGGCTTTAGCCCTGCTCCTTTGGCCAACATTTCTAATAATATTCCATACATTGCAATATCATAAGGCAATCCTAAAAATACATCTGCAGATCTTTGTTGCCACATTAAATCTAGCTTACCATCATTAATGTATACTTGAAATGCATAATGGCATGGGGGCAAAGCCATTTCTGGCATGTCAATCGGATTCCATGCGCTAACTAATAATCTTCTTGACTTAGGGTTATAGTCTATATCATGCACTAACTTATAAAACTGATCAAGTCCTCCAAAATCTCGCCATTGTTTTCCATATACGGGACCTAATGTTTCATCTGTTCTGCTAGATCTTTCATAGTCTGGTCTCCAGTACTTAACTCCATTATCTTCAAGATATTTTAAGTCTGTCCTACCGTTAAGAATCCATAATAATTCAGTTCTTGCTGCGTTGAAGCTAATACGCTTTGCATTAATGATAGGGAACCCAAGAGACATGTCGTGTTCAATAGTCCTTCCGAAGACTGATCTAGTTCCAGTTCCTGTACGATCTGCTTTAGCTTTTCCTCCATGCAATATAGCTGATAGTAACGCTCTGTATTCATCTTGTATATTAGTCATTTGTCAATACTGATTTAATTTTTTCAACGTAATTAGCTGCATCTAATAGCTCCTCTTGCAAATGTTGTAACCAAGTTAATAAACTTGAGTTATCGCCATCTAATGTGACATTATACTTCTTAAAGCCAACATCTGATCTGCTAACTAATTGGTTAACTACCTTCTCAATTATTGGATCTCTAAATTCTATTTCTTTTTTTGTCATTTGTTATATTTTTTATAGTAATAGTTATAAAATTCATACATCTTCTGCCATATCTTATTTCTAGAATATTCTTCTGGCGATTGGTTTATGTTCTTGTTAATCTCGATTATTAGCCACCACTTTGTAGGCGTTCCTCTAATAGTAGGCTTAGGATAAATTCTTATACCGTTCTTATTACACCACATACGTGCAGCCTCATCGTATTCATCTGAGTTATAATAACCCATCATTGATGCTTTTTTTCTAGGCATCTATTCCCAAGGCATATTCTGATCCTCAGCTGGTGTATGAGGAATATAACACCCACTGTTTCTTTCCCAAGTAAAATGACACTCAGCTCCATTGGTTCCTAAGTTTTGAAACTTACATTTAAGTACTTTAACTTTAACTGTATTTGCTTCATAGTTTCTGTGAACTAATAAACCATGATAGCTTGCATCATACCACTCACCTCCGCCTTTAATAGAATACATAGTAGGTTCTTCTATATCACCAGTTTTTTGATTCTTATACATCTTAGTTGGGTGAGCAACAACAAATACTAGCACATCGTACTTCTTAGCAAAGACTTCTATCTTCGTTAAGTAATCCATAGTATATCTATTAACGTCATCAGATTCAGCGTTAATATCTCTTACTTTGTTAAACGGATCAATAACTAGGCATTTAATACCTTTTCTTTTCACCAGCTCGGCTCCTTTCTTCAAGACAGCTTCAAGTGAATAGCGCTCCATATCAATATGATAGTAATTGTCATTACAGTGATCTGCAATTTGATTCCATTTGTTTCCTCCAATATCTTCTTTAGCCGGCATGCCTTGCCAGTGCTTACGCATTAATTTATGTGCGTGGAGAAACGTTGGTACATTTTCAGGCGAAGCATAAGCCGTTTTCCAACCATACTTCTGGTTATAGCCGACAACCATTTGATCGACAAAATCAGATTTACCGGAACTAGGTATACCAGTGACAGTAATGAACTGACCAGTGTAAGTCGAAAAAATATCGTCAAAGTTATCAAGGCCGATCTGATATCCCGGAGTGAAACCATTGCGAACAAAGTCCGTAACCTCATCTTCAATATCCCGGAACGTTGTAACGTTCTCCATTGGTACAGGTTTTGCGCCTGTAATACGCTTTGATAATTCTTCTTTTCCATATTTTTGTAAATATTCGTTTGCATCTTTACAATCGTCAAATGTTGTTATATAACATACTTCAGATCCTAAACGCCTAATCATTTCATTTTGTAATGCTAAACCAGCATCGTCGGTATCTACTGCTAAGATTATCTTTTCTTTATCATCAAAGTAATCAATACAGTTGTCTAAATAATCTAAGTTGTTTTGGCCTAGTGTTGCGCCGTTAGGCACAGAGATTACGTTAGTTACACCTGCTTCATGCAGTGCTAAAGCATCCATTTCACCTTCAACGATTACACAATAGCTATATCCAACTATCGAATCAATGTTATAAAATACTTTCTCCGCCCCTTTAACTAACTTAAAGTTCTTACGACCATCTCTATATTTAATGTTCGTTAGTTTGCCGCCCATGAAGTAATTGAAATGTATAGCATTTTCTTCCTTCTGAGTCTGCGGCATCCATTCCTTGCCCTCTGTAACTTTCATATCTACAAGCGTAGACTTTGATATCCCTCTACCTTTAAACCATTCTACAACAGCATCTGATACTGTGTATTGTGAATCTTCCTTAAAAGGCTTAGGCATTTCATATACTTTTTCAGCCTTACCTTTCCTTTTATATGTATGTAATTGAAATGGCGTATTACAGTTATGACACGTACCAATACCTCTGTCCCAATCATAAGAAGCACACTTTGCTTTTTGATTCTTAGGTTTGCGGTCATGAGAACACAAAGGACATATACCCTGAGTCTTCTCGTCTAGCTTGTGTTGATTGTATACGTCAATCTGAAAGCCGTTTATTTCGGTGATCATATATTATTTAATTATTTGAGTTAAAAAAAGGAGAGTACACATTTCTATATACTCTCCGATAAATTTAATTAGATTAGTTATAATCTTCTAGACACTCTGAACAAATGCCACAGTAATTGTGATCACAATTAGTCATCACTTCGTTGCACATTTCACAGGTGTTAGTCATTAGAATGGTAGATCATCATCTACCGCTGCTGGTGCAGCTTGTGGTGGTGGTGCTGCTCCGCCTTCACGAGGCGCTGTTTCAACATTTGTACCATTAGTCCACACCACTTTTACATTTCCTAAGTAAGTCTTGTCAGCTTTTGCTTCTCTTTCTTCCTTAGATTGTTCTACAATGATTGGCCCATTGTCGCCATAATTACCAAGCTCATCGTTTATTGTGATTGTGATTGGTAAATAACTTCCTTTTTTACCCTTATAGATCTTATCTTTAGGTATTGCCGCTAAGTTTAAATTAGCTTTTAAAATTGATGCCATAAATTAATAAGTTTGTAATTGGTTAAACATTCGTGTTAATTGTTCTTTTGTCGCGCCTGTGGTTCGTCGAATGTTATCGACCGCTTTGACGTGGTTCTGGTTGTTGTAAAAGTTACTGGCTTTTGTTTTCATTCCAGTAACTGTACAGGTTCTTTTGTTTGTCATAAAAAAATTAATTAGATTCATATATATTATATTCTGGTAGTCGTTTTTGTTATAATGTGCCAGATTTCACATAATCCTTTAAATCAAATAGTGGATCTTCTATTAAGGTTTCATACGCTATCATCGCTTGCGCAACTTTAGCTTTGCCTCGTTCATAAAATTCTTCAGAGCAATCATATATACCTATTTGATGTGTCTTCTTACATATAACTAGAAAAACTAAATCGTAATCAAATATTTCTTTATAAATGTACGCTTGTGAGTCATAGTTATATATGTTTGCACTCTTCTTGAACTTATTAATATCACCAGTTGTCTTAATATCTACAAGTAAACCTTGATCTTTATTAATACAATCAGCTTTGCCCTTCCACCAAGTACCATTTATTTTTTTGATACCTGGTTCTTCGTTAATTGTGTTACCTCTTAAAAGTGATATGCAAACATCGTTGTTTAAGATTTTAGCAATCATTTCTTCGCATCTGTCTACTTCTTTTTTAAGTAATAACATTTCTTTACCCGACTTTGCAATAGCTTCCTTATAGATCTTTGTTGTTCTTGTTGTTGCGTCTACATAAGGATAGTTAGCTTTAAGCTTTTCAGGTTCGAGTATTGCTGTGTGGAGATACCCACCGATAAGAAAGTTAATATTCGTACCGGTCGGTTTTCCAAATTGCTCAGGATCGTTTAGTAACTTATATATGTCACTATTGGATCTATATTGTCTTCCCACTCCATTATAATACTCTTCATCATTGCGTAGTAATTCAACTATTTTTTTTTGTTCTGCTTTAGTCATTAAAGTGTTTCAGTTTTTACTGGCTTTACTGCTTCTAAGTCTTTCTTAATTGCAGCAGTCATATCATACTTACTTGCTATTGCGCTTACATCTCCTCCTGCTTCTACAAATTTCAATGCCTTCTTATATAAAGCTGAGGTCTTACTTGTTATCTGTTCTTTCGCTTTTTTGCCTGAGTGATCGTTAGAGGCATCCGCATCTGCAGTGTCATCAATTAGGAATAAATTACCTAAAGCATATTTCTTTGCATAACTGGAAGCTGCCCCGTATTTTTGAGGCATACTCATACCTTTACTCAATAGGTCGACACCAACGATTGCCATAGCTTGTATAGCATTGTCACTTTCTCCGTCAATAATTTTTGCAGTTGATTGCATGACCGGAGGATCAATACTAACCATCTTTTCAGATACAGTTACCGTCACATTATGTTTAACACAAAACGGTTTTACGGCTTCCAGTATATCTTCTGCTGCTCGATAATAATATTTACCAAAGCCATTGTATCTGGATTTTTTAGCTTTCATGTCTGCCTGAATAGTTGCTAATTTAGTTGTTAAATTTGATTTCATTTATATAAGGTTTTTATTTGCGAACTTTCTATATATATATAATTACACGTTTTTAAAGAAAGCTACAGGTTATTTTTAATTATAACTTACAGTAAATCAGGTAGTTGTAAGTCGTTTGTTTTTTCTACTAATTTTCTTAAAGCTTCTCGTTTAATTTCAGAAATTCTAGCACCCTTCATTTTGTAAGAACCTTCTATTCCAAATATCTCACAAATTTCAACTGCATTGTGTTTGTCGCAATCAAGCCCAAACGATAATCTTATAACATCACTCTCACGTTCGGTTAAATGTTTTTTTAATAAAGCTAAAAGATAGTTATTAATAAGATCTAAATTATAATGTTGTGAAGTATCTGATATTTCTATTTGAGTATCTTCGCCTTCATTATTAGATATTTTAAAATCACCCATATACATTGACTTAGATTTATTCAGTAAAGTGTTAACTATTGGATCGCTAGACTTGTTTCTAATTTCATTTATTTTCCACTCTGGTATTTTAATATCTCCCATATTTGCATTAATATATCTACGTATAGTTCCTTTTATTCTTTTAGATAAAAAGGATTTTAAAGTTTGCTCAATATTAGCGGATTCATTTAATATTACCCAGTCTATTTTATCTATAGCCATTATTAAACCAACATTACCGGCTTGTATTAGATCATTTATGCTTAATATGCCTATAGCTTGATGAGAGGTTGCAAATTTACGAGCTAAGTTTTCTACGAGAGGCATAAACTTTATAATCAGTTCGTCTCTGCTATACTCGTCCCAAAATAAACCTTCTGGCATTGATAATTTTAAATCTTCTTTATACCTAATGTAATTTTGTACATTGTATTTTTTCATTTATTGTATTATTATGGATAGCAGTACCATCCCTGTTAGTGTAAATAACATGATCCATTGCCATGCTATTATGTTTTTTTCGGTAGGATTTTTTTTACTCCACCACTTTTTTATTCTCTTCATCTGTTTCAGTTTTACATAAACAATATCCTTTGTCCAGCGTGCAATCGCATAGCCTCCATTGCATATTCTTATTTATTATATTTTCTTGTTTCATACGGTTAAACGTTAAAGTTTCGATGTATTTTATAATTTTACGTAGTTTTGTCGTAAAAATACGTGATTATATATGTATAAACAAATTTTTATTGTAGTTTAATTTTATTTTTTATCAAAAAATATATTCTACTAGTTTTTGCTTACACATTTATGTTACGGGTTAGTATTATCTCTAGCGATCTTACGTAAATCATTAAGTTGCTTAAACGCCGATGCAGCCTTAGTAAACTCCTCATTAACCTCATAATATTGTATTAATAGCTCTAATTCTTTAATTTGCTGTTCATCAGTTACCATAATATCAAGCCATTCACTTGGGTCTCCTTGCATAACTCTAGCGTCTTCTTCTAGCTTTTCAAATATTAATTCTACTATTTTAGTAGATAAATCTTCAATTTGTTTTTTAGTCATTTCTATTTTTATTTAGTGATATTTTAACATTTCTCCACTTGCCTAAGACTATCTCATTATCTACAAGAAAGTCTATAGCAAATACAAATCTTTTATTCATTCGGTCTTCTACAGTCCAGATTCCATTCATCTTACCTGCATTTTCAACACACACCTCAGCGCCAAAAGTAAAGCCAAAGGCTTCAAGATCACGTGATACAGCCAGCCACCGGTGTTTACCTGGGTTATCAGCATCGATCTTTTTGTTTGACGCCGTAATAAGTGGCGTTGAATCTGTTTGATTAGGTACGGCATTGTAAACCGTAGCGTGTACGAGTATGTATAGCAACAGCGTTTTCATCGATCTAGTTGATATATTAGATTATTAATTACTGGTCTAGAAACCCATCCGGCAACAGTATCTTCACCACAGTTAATAAATTTGTGAGTAACAAATTCACCCAGTGTATTTAATATTGCTACTTCAAAATGACTATAGCTTTCAGGTTCTAAGCCATTCTCATGAGGCGTAGAGTATAAACCATGACCTGCTTGTATACTTAGGGTTAATTTAGCTTTTGTGTTTAGCTTAGCTCCAATACCGCCATGTAATTGCGGCACAAATTTTAAATCATTTACAGTTATCATATCATTAATAGTATTAAGGTTATTAGTATTATTATGTTTAAAATTGAATATCCGGTCATTAATTAAATCTTTTATAATTAATGGTAGATGAGTCCAATTTTGTGGTTGTCGGGACTGTACCATTTGGTTGCCCGAAGATCATACTCGCTGCTATCGTTATAGCCAGCACTGTTGAGATCACTAACAGAGCTAAAAATTCTGGTGTGGCGATCGGTCGTTTCATTTATTAAGTGTTTTTGTTTGCCTGAATCACTGTATATAATATCATAGTTATCAGGTAGTTGTACTTCTTTAGTTAATTGTATCATATTTGTGTAAGAATAGAACTTAACGTGTGGGTTGTGTATAGCAATTTGAATCCACTTATTTAAGTAAGCTCTACTATAATAATCACCAGAGTCATGTACTCTTACAAAGTCGGGTTTCTTACGTCTGATCTCATCATTCATAGACTCGATAAATTTATCGGTCTTGCTCAACTCATATCGCTTTTCAAACGCAGGTTGGACGTTAGACCAGATGTAAGCACCTTTCTTAGCATAACAGAACTTAATACACTCATCAGCCATAGGACAAGTAAGTTTACCGGATGCAGATTTATATGCAGGTATACCGAAGTTCATTAGCTTAACACCAAAGTGTTTACTAGTCTTTTTAATTTTAGAATTTTGTGTAAGTAAGTTCATAGTTTTAGTTTATATTATTATATGTTATATGTCGTTTTTAATCTAGCAGAGTCATATAAGCACTAGGATTAGCTGTTCGAAACCAGTCAAGTGCTTTTCTAAAGTCTTTTTGTACTTCGTTATTCATAGGTATCATTTGACAACCCATTATGAAGTCGTACATTGATAGCTCGTTTTTGTTTAGTTCTGCAGTAGCATCAGTAAAAGGATTAGACACTTCGCCCCCCTTTTTATATTGTGTGCCTCCATTATTTGTAAACCATTTTGGTAGATCTTTCATATTATATTCTAGTAAATTTAAAGTTTAATGTTTTTAGTATTTTGTTAATAAACGCGCCAGCGGAAGGTGCTGCCCGTAAGCCTTCCCAAACAAACTTGGGTACATCATAATACTCATAGCAGCTTGCGTTAGAGTACATTATAAATAATGTTCTAGATCGGTTGTAGTACGTCGCATATTGGATCGCACTGGATTCGACAATAAAGTCTTCTTTAATTATTTCACTCATAGGTTATTCGAATTGCGAAGCGCAGGTGTATAGCACTTCTTTGTTAGTATTAGCACAGTGTGCTTTTTCATTAATATAATAGTTGCGGTATGCAGCTATAGAATCGTTTTCGACTTTGTATTCATCAGGCATGCATTGAGGCATGTCGGTTAAACCAATATTAAATATAGGGCCTGGTGTTTGTGACAATATGTCGCGACATTTAGTTATAGTAAGATGTTCTTTATTATAACGCTTTTTATATTCTTTGCCGAGAGCCATCATGTGGAAGTATAGCCAAGCGTAGTTTGATCGAGAGGTACGTGCCCAAATGGCTGACGGATGATTTTTATGCGTTAACTTGTAGGGAACATCGATTTCACTGCCAAGCATTATATGTGCAGAACAGAGTAGTTGAGCGGACTCAAGGATCATTTTAACAACGTGCTTGTTATACTGTAACTGTGCAGCACGTTCAGGGTCGGAGTTTAAATAAAATATATTCATACAGTTATTATATGTTAGTTGTCGTTTTTGATATTTAGTTGCTCTATAGCATTAGTTATCTCGTCTAATAATCTTTTGTATTGGTTATCAGAGTTGTGATTACTTATAGTTTCCCACGCTGTTTTTAATATTTGTGGCACTTTAGCTGGCCACTCATAGCCTTTGCTGTGGAATTCCAGCTCGACATCGGCACGTACATCGTCGTATACTTTGTCACACATATCTTCAATAGCTTCGTCGATAATACCCTCAGCATCACAGTATATAGACAAACCGTTGCGTATAGCATCTTGTACTTCGTCAATGATTTGAGGAGAATAATCTTGATAGTATATATCTTCATTTACGCATATTGCGTTAGGGTTATGTGTACATATCCATACAGAGTGTCCGTCACGTGTAGATTCTTCATACACATATAGATCTTGTTCTTGCCATCTATCACTATAGCTTGCGCCGTAATGATCTAGTACAAGCTGTGTAAATTCGCCGTTTTGCTCGCTAATTTGTTTTTCGCTAAAGCCAAGTTCGTGCATCGCTGCTTCAATTAATTCATCGGTTAATAGTTTCATATTTATTATTTTTAAGGGTTTATTATATTATATATTATTTGTCGTTTTTGTTATCAAGTGCATCAAGTATGTACTCGTAGATTTCTTTTTCACGTATTTCGCTGTCAAGTACCATTTCCATCTCTTCTTTAGATACACCGCCGTAGATACCAGTTCTTAACTGTTTTTTAGTATCTTCAACGAGCAACATAAGGCTTCACTAGTTTGGCTTGGATCTTGTCGGTGGCCAACCAATGGATATCAGGATTCGTAATTATTTTTTTCATTCATAGGTTTAGTTTAAAGGTTAGTGGATAGTGAGGAATCGAACCTCATACTCGTCAGCAGCACACCCGGTCGGGGCATCCATACCTATCCTCCTCGTAGACATTTGCTAGCAGCTTAAAGAAAGCGCTCGGTTATTTATTCGCTACGATAATGTGTGGCTGGTTACCTCCCAAGGTCATTTAACTTCACTCCGTCCCAGTGAACACCACTTAATATTTTATGTACTACACAGCAATGTACATTCGATCACATTTTCGCTGAACCACAAAGGGCTGTGAACTAACTAATAAATAATAAACTACAGGGTTATTTGCGTATAGCATACGCTGCCGCCCGGGCACAATCAGTTAAGAATTTTAAAAATTTATTTTTCATCTTTTTCGTTTTGGGTTATTAATTTATTTACTCGTTCCATTCGGGTTTTTAAGTATTTTAAGTCGAGTGGATCAATGTTATTATACTTTATAACGTCTTTATTGAGGTAGTCAATTAAATGTTTAGTTGCATACATCATACAAATTAAGTTAGTATATTCTTTTGTTTTTAAGTTTATCATAGTATTAAATTTTATTTGTTACACATTTATTATATATAGTATGTCGTTTTTGTTATAAGTCTTTCTTGCGAATCCAGGTTAAACCTTTATAGTTAAACCACCGGCGTACACCATCGTTGTCATTGATCTCGTCATATATATAGGCAAACTTGTTAGGTAGGTTAGCAAGATCGAAGCCAACGTGTAAGTCACCGTTTAATTTTAACTCTTTTTTAGTTCTTGAAAATTTTATAGTATTTGTCATAGTTATTAGTTTATTTGGTTTATAATTTATCTCGTAAAATGTCAGAGAACGAAGTGCATACTCTACCCTCAATTAGTTTTTCAGCTTCAGTGCGGACATTATTAAGTAATGTATGGTATTTATCTTCGCCATATAGTTTAAAGTATAGTTCTTTAAAGCCACCGGATAAAACAGGTTCGCCGTTTAAAAACCAATCGATTTCAGAGTCCATAGGATCGAGAGACCACTTGTTGTCTTTGGTTCGGAATACGTAACTATATACGGACACATGAGCGGTTATCAGTGAATCGACGTGTATAGCAACTTCAGCGTTGTAGGTAAAGGAAATGTTGTCAGTTAAGTGTGTAGATTTCATAGTTTATTTATTTAAAGTGTTAATTATATTTTTTATAGTTAATTCGGTTATACATTCTAGCATTTCATAGTATTCATCGCCGTCGAGGTCGATGTTTAGATACTCTAGTTGATTGTTAATAGTGTCATACATTTGATCTATAGTAACTTCAGCGATTTGTTGCGCTAAAATACCGGCATTGTTAGATAATTCTTGTTTAATAGTATTCATAGTTTATAGTTGTTCGGTTAAGTGATCAAGGGCTAATTGGTAGCCATAGTTTTTCGCCATTTGCATTAGTAAAAAGTCATTTACACCGTTGTTACTTTGTGCAAACATATCTAGTACTTCTTCGGTAGGTGTGGCAACAATACCACGATCTAACATTTTTTGTTTGGTTGATATAAATTTTTGTATAGAGTTCATAGTTATTTTATTTTAGAGTTAAACATAGGCATTTTAGGTCGTATTTCAGTCGAGTATAGTACTGCATGGATCAGGGTAATATTTCATAACATTCATCAAATCTAGCGTTTAAGGTATCTAACTTGTTCATAGTTAATAAAGGGTTGATTTTAGTTTAAAGTCATCTTCAGGGTGAACAAAGGGGAAATAGATGTTGCATAGTAGTTAAAAACTGAATGGCTTGGTCTTTTGTAGTAATCATAGTTTATAGTATTTATTATTAGTTATTATTTGAATATATTATATAAGGTATGTCGTTTTTAATATTTCGCTCTAATTTGGTCAGCACTACAATATGCCCACATTACTTTGTTAATGAAGGTTATCCATTCAACAGAGTTTTTCTCGATCGGAAAGGTGTATAGCATGGCTTCGTAGAATTCCATTAGTCCTCTATCATTCTCTGCATACTGCGCTTTGAATACCCCATATTCGTCGCCTTGCATAAAATTCATACCGCATACTTTATTTTGTTCGTTATACTCTAGGTATATCCACCGATCTTCCGATTCACACCATCTGTGTTCTACTTTAATTACTTTATTATTTTTCATAGTTTAATTATTTTGTATTTTAGTTCTTGCGGTACTCACCGCTTCCATTCTTAAGTTATAAGTGTCTTCGGTTATACAACCGTCTAGTTCAATAGTTTCAAGGTGTTCTTCCATGTGATCTAGAGCTACCAATATCACATTCTTTTCGTAGTTACTTAATTGCATAGTTTATTTATTTTGACAGTTATTAAGGTCGAACATGTATAGCAAACGTAGTCGATCGAGTTCGTTATTAATTAATGTTCTAGTGTAATAGTAGTTATCACGGTTTTTATTATAGTGTTTAACTTTAGTGTTAATTTGGTATAGTTTTACACCACGTCTTTTGAAGTGTGGTTGATCTTTACAACTCACTCTAACGTAACCGGATTTATAGGTGTAACCTAATCTTCCATCACTCATTTCACATTTAATTGTACCGTTTTTACTGATGTTTAATACTTTCATAGTTTATTATATTTAATTATTATTATTTACTTTATTATATATTAATAGTCGTTTTTATTATATTATATTTAACTCCATTAATATAGATTCTTCAATGTCTTCATTTAAGAATTGTGTAGAGTCATACTCTAGCTTCATAGTTTCTATTAGTTCTTCGATCTCCCGTAATCTACCGGGATATTGTAGTTCGATTTGACTTTGTATTCTATTCATAGTTTATTATATTTATAGTTATTAATTATTTAAATTTATTATATATTTATAGTCGTTTTTATTATTATACTCTATGACAACGTGTCGGTACACTATGTCATGTCGAATTGTCATACCCTTTTTACTAAAATAATCTCTGATATTCAGTAGTTTTCACCAAAAACGTGTAATTATAATAGTATTTATAAAAACTCTTCTTTTAGTGTAATTTAGTTATATAGAGTTAACTTACTCACTGGTCTTATAGTGAGTCTTTGACTCTACTTTGTTAGTTTTACCTAACTAAATAGTATATTTACACTTAAATACCCTAGTGAGAACCGTTTTAACAACAATTACATCGATCCCACTCTTTACCGTTTCTACATGTTTCACCTAAAACTTCTAAATCGCAGAATTCTCGGTGATAGAACTCTATTAACTCTGTTGTAGTGAACTTCTTCCTCCACTGAGTTGTCTGTTCGATCCAGTGGTACTCACCGGATTTTTCTACATTTCCGTCATTCATCCATTCTAACATTTCTTTAGTTACTTCATACATAGTTATTATATTTAATTATTAGTTTATTATTAATTACACTTTTATTATATATTACATGTCGTTTTTGCTATACACACACTCTGTTTTGTGGTGAAAGATCGATCTTTTTAGCTAAAATACGGTGAATTTGGCTAAAGAACATAGGTATGCTATACACGCGGTGTAGATTACCGCATGTTACAGTCCGTTTTGACTACCTAGCCAATAGTTAATTTATGGTGGTAGTCTCTGGCATACTCGATCACGCTCTCTTCCGTAATCATACCACGTAAATACTGGTTTAAGTTGTCAATCATAGCAATAGTTTCAATTCTGATCTGGTTATTCATAGTGTATAGCATTTTAAGTTATTAATTATTAATTATTATTTGAGCAAAAGCCTACTTTTCAGTAGACTTTGCTTCAGTTATTTCAGCTAGATGTCTAACTGTGCTCGGTAGGTTAGTACTCTGTGACCAGTACTTTCGCTTGATCCAACATGCTTGCAGTTGTAGCTTAGGCAGCATTGCATTGAGTATTGTATCATGACAGTATGTTACAGTTTGCTTTTTGTTGTTAACAAAGGTGATCTGTTGGTTGCGACCGAGCCAAGACTCTCTGACTACAAAGTTTTTTCTGATGATCGGAGGCCAGATCTTAGCTTTATCTTCGTTTGACATTGTTTTTAGTGCTTTTTGCATAATTTCATTTGTGCTCATAATTTTTAATTTTAAGTTTATAATTTATTTTTAGTTTATATATTAATATTATATATTAATAGTCGTTTTAGTTATTTTATATAAATTAATTAAATTTAATATTTATTTTTATATTTATTTTAATTATAATAATTATATTTATTATTAACTACATTTATATTATATATATAGTGTCGTTTTTGCTATACACAATGCTATGCACATTTTGCGATAGAGTAAAAAAATGCTATACGCAGCCGGACCCCGGCTGGTTACCTCCGAGGTCAATTAGCTGAGGTCATCCCACCTCACACCAAGGTCCGATGCGCTAGACTGAAGCCCAGAACAGATCTCTCTGCTCCGGACTTAGTCCTTTTAAGTTCTCCTGTCCGAACATATCCAGACAGATCTGGGTTCTTCTCTCAGACTCAGCTATGCCTTGCATAACCTCATCCCATGCTTGCGAATTTGTTTTATACATATTAATTAGTTTGTGTTAGTGAGTTAAGATATTCTACTGCGAGCGCTAGCTCATAGTCATAGTTCATTGCTTGTGTGTACAGGTACTCTTCATTGTAATTTTTCATATTAGTTTCGGATTGCGAAAGCTGCGGCAGCTCCCAGATTAGACATTACTTTTTTAATTTTGATAATTGCATTTTTCATATTATAGTTTTTATTAGTTACATTATTATTATATAT